ATGAAGATTTTTGAGAAGAAAACAAGACACCATTATGTCTGGGCACACTATCTAAGAGACTGGACTCTTGATGGAACTAATATTCATTATATTACTAAAAGGGACAATGTCGCTTGTGATAGTGTCAGGGGACTTGGATTTGAAAAAGACTTTTATAAAATGGGTATGCTAAGAGAGGAAGATAAGGAAATCATATTGATGATGACAAAAAATTGTCATGATACTTTAAAAAAACTTCACTGGGATTTCGCTGAAATGATTTTTAATGCGCAAAAATTATTTTCAAAAATGTCACCTGAAATTTTTGATAAGTTCGGTGTGGATTTTAACGAATTAATGTCTAGCAACCTTTTTGAAAACTATCTATCACAACAAGAATCAAGTGCTATAGATATATTAAATCACTTAAGAGCAGGCAATCTAGCACACCTTGAAGATAATAGTATTTATTACGATTTTTGCTATTTTCTCGGTTATCAGTGTACAAGGACAATTAAAATGAAGAAACTTTTAACACTTTCTTTATATGCTAATGAAAGCCCAATAGATGTCCGAAAAAGGCTCGAAGACTTTTATGAAAGAAATTGGTGGTTTATGTGCTCATTTATGGCAACCAATCTTTCTTATGACATGTCATTGAATAGCAATAGAAAGGTTATCCTTATTAATAACAATACAAATATTGATTTTATAACATCTGATCAACCCGTTATAAACTTGAACCCCGAAGGCCATACTGGTGAATACATTGACTACTACTATCCATTATCAACTCGCAGAGCTTTGCTTATATTGACCAGCGATAATCTTTATTTAGACCCTCATGAATTATGTAATGAAGACGTTATTATGCTTAATTCAAAGATAGCCTATCACTCTGGCAATACCATATTTGGATCCAGTAATGAGGCACTCTTAACACATATGAAGGACTTTAAGTCACGTCATTACTTACAGTTCACAAATTGATCATAATTTTCTGATGTCATCCCTTTTAGTCGTCATTCTATTCTCACATTATTAATTTTAGAAATGCGGTCATATGGATTCAAACTCACTGCCGCTTCTAAATGATCCGGTGCAAAGTGGCTATAGCGCATGGTCATTTGGATAGTGGAGTGCCCGAGGATTTGTTGCAGTACTAATATGTTACCGCCGTTCATCATAAAATGGCTGGCGAAAGTATGGCGTAGAACGTGGGTTAACTGGCCGGTAGGTAGCACCAGTTTAGCCCGGTCGATAGCTTGACCAAATGCATCATAGGCATTAGCGAATAAGCGCCCTTTAATCTTTGGAATGAGTTTATGCAGTTCCGCAGAAATAGGGACTGTACGGTTCTTTTTACTCTTGGTGTTGATATAAGTAATTTTATTTGGCATCACCTGAGCTTGTCTTAGCTGCTCCGCTTCACTCCAACGCGCGCCGGTAGCCAGGCAGATACGAACGATAATACCGAGATCTTTATTACTGGAGTTGTCACACTCATGCAGCAGACGTTTAATATCGTCTTCATAAAGGAAAGTTAACTCGTTTTCACTTTCACGAAATAGCCTAATGCCATCCAGTGGATTAGCATGATTCCAATGTCCTAGCCTTTTTAATTCATTAAACACGGCTCGTAGATAGGCATGTTCACGGTTAACCGTTGCCTCCTTTGGCGGCTTAACAATTCCATGTTTGGGTTTAGGACTAAACTCACCGGCTAAACGCTGCTTGCGGTAATTGGCGAACACTTCCCGGTCAAAATCGACAACAGCAGGATCGCCCAAGTTATCACACAGGATATTGAGTTTATCTAATCTTGCTTTGCCGTCACTCAAAGAGCGCCCGTGGAGTTCATACCACTGACCGACCAATGTTTTTAACCTCTGCGCGGCAGTCTCTGCCGGTGTGTAGTCAATATCCAGATCACCACGTTGCGCTAACTGCTCACGTTCAAAGCGCAACGCCTCGCCGCGAGTAACAAAGGTTTTCCTAACCCGCTTACTGTCACGGCCATCTGAGTAAAAATCACAGACCCACTTCCCGTTGGGTAACTTCCGTACTGCCATAAATAAGTCCTCAAGAATAATCCCTTGGGCTTATTTACTGTATATAAAAACAGTAGTCAATGTTTGATTTTGTACTTTTAAACACAATATTGTTTATAACGATAAAACTTCTAATCTTCTACCCCATATGCGGAGAAGATTTGTTTCATATCACGATAAAGACACGTCCCATAAAATATCTCTTTGGGATAAGCCATTCTTAGGTGAGACTCGACTCTGTCATGACTCATATTCCTATCTCTCGATAGTTCTTGCTTGTAGACTAATGCTAGAATATTTGAGAAATCATGACCATTGCAAATATGTAACTTACTCTCATTTCTGCTTTCATATTCATTGTATTTATCTTTAATTTCTAACTTAGTTAGACCATTTGTAAAGTTTGGACTTCTATTTAAAATAGTTTGAATTAAACGCTCATAATCAAACACTACATTAAAATTATTAACTTTAATAAAGTCAGCATATCTCATTCTTTTAAAATTGAGGGACAAGCCAAAATCATAATTAATCCATTTTAATATGCCTATTTTATAAGCCGCATCAAAAATATTATTTTTAACTTCTTCACTATTAGCATTAATTTTTCTTGCTATATCTAAACGAGTAAATTCATGATAAAACTTATCAAATGCATTCGAGTTTACCAGCATCATTTCAACATCATGGCAGTCAGTGAAAACTAATCCCTTCCCTTGGTAGTCATGAATTTTTCCACTAACAAGATCAAAATCAGAGTCACAAATACCATATACATTTTCATGACTATACCCACGCAATCTGTACACTGCCTTTATTACTTCTGGCTTTCCACTACAAGGGGAATCAAAATATAATTCTTTACTAGAAAATATACCTTTAAAGAAACCTACATCGCTCTCACCTTCAACTATGAAAAAAGCTTTATTATTGTATTTCGGATGTTGAAATACTAATACGATAGTATCAACCCAATCATCAATTGATAATGAATCTTGCAATGAGCTCATTTACTTTCACCATTGATTATTTTAAATAAATCAATAGTTAGTCCCCATTTACCATTAATAACCTGTGGTGAATGGGTTGCAATTATAACTTTATCAATATGATTAACTTTTAATATCTTCTGTAAGCTATCTAGAAATTCCTTTTGCCACGCTACATGAAGTGAAATTTCTGGTTCATCAATAAGTACAATCGAATTCTCTTTTGTGTTAAAAATCATGTCATAAAACAATACTATTTGATTTTGTTCTCCTGATGATAAATTTTCCAGCTCTATTTCATCACCAAAATCACTTACAAAATAAAAGCCACGTTCCTGGTTTATTTTTATATTTTTAAAAGCCAACATTTTTTCATTTAATAATGAAACAAATAACTCAACCTTGCTATACAATTCATCATAAGCACTAAGTTTCTCTAAAGCATCTTCAATATAAAGATTAAGAACATTAGTATATGCCTTTTCTATAGAGTTCTTTCTAAATATTAAAGAATCATTTTCTTCATCAAATTCAAGAAGGCCATATTTTATAAAATTACTTCTAGTGTCTTGTAAACCTAACAAGCGGTCTTTGATAAACTCAGGAGAACTATCAACATGACTAAATTCAAAGAGTCGACGTGGAAAAGTTGAATCTAAGCGTTGTGCTATACTCGAAGACACTTCAGATGCCTTTCTTATTTTCCTTGATAAATCTTTAGAGAATTTTTTTATTGTCAACTCTGTCGACATTCCCATATCACTATTTTCATTTAACGTTTCTAGTCGTTGCGCTTTTATAAAAGTGATTTCAGTTTTCCCTATTACTTCATCTAGCCACTCAAGAGCTTTACTAGAATATATATCAGTGTCATTTGATTCTTTTAGAAAAAATTTATTTTTATACTTTGACTTTAAATAATTCTTTTTTATTAATTGTCCATCTTCAAGTTCAAAGCCAACTAGAAATTCACTATTTTTTATCGAGTCATTCTGGTAAGTGAAACTTTCAATCTTGTTTATTATAAGATATGTTTTCTCTATATATAAAATGTTGTCAATCACCTCTAATTTCAGAGTGTAATCAGCAAACTCAATTTCTATATATTCAAACTTTATTTGAAAAAAGAACTGCAAGTTTTTGGTCATGAAATTATTTATTATTTTTAATAAAATGGTTTTTCCATAACCATTAGGGCCAGTTATTATAGTGATAATATCTTGATCAAGATATAAACTATAGTCCAACCTATCAAATAATTTACTAACAGTTAAACTTTTTAACTTCATCATTCATCCTTAATAAGTCACGTAAGATTAATAGCCAGTAATTTCACCAACAACTTTCGCCAATATGCTGACTTCACTAACCGGCCAATTGACATCATTGATACGCCATACATCACCGGGTAAACGGGTAAGCTCACTGACAGATACAACTCCCGCTTTTTCAATAAGCCACAGGCCATCAGTGATTTTCTTGAATTGATGCTCAACCAGAAATGAACTCTTGGCATTAGGTGAAGAAATCAACTCAGGTTCATCTATCTGTACTGGAAGTAATTCAGGGTCAAGTAATACGGGGCTGGCATCGGTTAACAATCCATCAACCAACTTTCTGTGCTGAATTAATTTAGCGTGTTCTTTTTCATTAGTAGCTTTGTCGGCTTCCCACGGTTCACCCTCCCCAGTTGCTAACCATTGTAAAGATGCACCCGTTTCAAGAGCGCACTGAACAATTTCTTTGCCGGGAAAATACCCACGTTTAATCCACGTGCTTACTGTTCCATGACCAACACCTATTTTTCCTACAAGCTCACGTTGCGTTGAAAAACCGTAGGCTTTCAATAACCTATCAACAACAGCCTGTCCGCCACTAAAAATCATTCAATATTCCCGCCGAAATAATATTGACTAGTACACATTTGAGGATTAAATTCCTCATTGTTGTACGTAGACACAAATTAACCCGCATTAACCACACATTACAGGATGCACCATGATGCAAAACCTTGCAATCACAGTAACCTCTCCTTATTTATCCCTGCCCGAGTTCTCAAAATTGAGCGGAATCCCTTATGAAACCTGCCGTGGCATGGTGAAAGATGGTCGTTTACCTATCCGCCAGAAAGTTCGCAAAATGGAAAAGGTACTCGTAAATATGATCGCTCTCACTAAAGAAGCGGCAAACCAGTAATGTTCGATATTCAAATTTGCCAACTAATTGTCGGCATATGTGAGGAAGTAAGCCATGTTTGATTTTTCAGTGTCCAAACATCCGCACTTTGACAACGCCTGCCGTCAGTTTGCTTTAAAGCACAATTTAGTCGAGTTGGCAGCAAACGCAGGGATCTCGGCGCAAGTGTTGCGTAACAAATTGAATCCTGACCAGCCACACCGCCTGACCGTTGACGAACTACTGTACATCACCGACCTGACCGAAGACCCAACGTTATTAGACGGCCTGCTGTCACAAATCAATTGCATGCCGTCAGTGCCAGTCAATGAAGCCTGCCCCGGCAATATCCCGACTTATGCGCTACATGCTACAGCCGCCGTGGGTTCTATTGCTGCCGCTGCGGTACAAGGCAACCATAAAACAGCATTCAGCAAATCTGCTCTGCTGGATAGCGTTAATACTGCGATTCGCCACCTGTCACTAATTGGCCTGACAGTGCAGGCGCGCATTCAGTCAACCCCCGCGTTAGCTTCAACCGTTGATGTTATTAGCGGCTTGAGTGCTGTCGCTGGTTTGAGTTGAGGTGTCTTTATGATTATTTCTATTGCCCCATTGTTGAAACAGCAAAGCCCGGTAAACCTGCGCCATTTCGGTAACGGTGTGCTGGAATTGAAGAGCGGCCAGCGCTGGAAGCCGGGAAGTAATCAAAAGGCGCTTTTACAAGAATTGTCCTCTGCAATGAAGACGCCAATATTACGTCGTCTGTTCGGACGTTGATTGGGGGTTATATGCTGCAATTAACGGAAGCTGAAAAATTAAGAATGACGGGTATTGCTCGTATTGCTGAATTAAAAGAAACGCATTTCCGTAATAGAAAGAATGTTGCTCTGGAGGCTTTTGATAAATCACCGGCACATTTGCGTAAAACAATCTGTTTTCATGCTGGGTTAAAAAGCCGTCATGTGAATATGCAGTTTTCAGAATTAACGCCAGCAGAAAGAGAATCTGTTGTTGAAACGTTGAATTACTTAATTGAGTTTACTCGTTCGTTGCCGTCATTTGTCAGTAATGATGACTGCACACTGAATATTATTAATTAACCGAATCCGAAATATATGGCGTTTTACTCGCCGGGTTTCGTATTGCCTAAAAACAGGAATTATCTATGCAGAATACAACACAAAATATATGGATGGGCGTAGACCCCGGCAAGCCGGGCAGTGACCGCTCAGTAACAATGACGTCAGTTGAATCAATGGAGCTAATGCTCAATGAAGCGCGCATGGATGAAAGAAAGAATCAGGCCGCGCTGGTTTCCTTTCGTTTGGATGAGATTGCTAATCAAATTCTAAACCGAGAATTGAGTGGTGTAGAAGCTGCTGAACTACTTAATCAAATCGCTGAGCACATAATCACTCAATCTTATGACCAGCATTAATAATATGCGTGGCCGCATTGCCCCAACTCCGCCGTTGCCTTATCCGGGCAGCGGCGCTGCTGTTCCTGCTTATGCCTACCCCGGCAGCAAACCGCGCCAAACCCTTGCACCATCAAGACCGCTTACCCGTGAACAACTGATTCAGGGGCAAGCTGTTTTAGCCAATATTAATAATCTGCCTCACTTCCTGCGTAGCCAGTTTATTTCTCGCTATCAATACCTGTTAGCCAATCAAGGGCTAAACGACGCTAATAAATGGCTGGTATTTGTCTTTGACCAGCGTATCTGGCCGCGCATTCAGGTGGTCAATAGTAAAAATGTTATGCGCCTCAGTGCGTCAATGAGCTTTTCCACTGATGCCTCAACCTATGCCAGCCTAGCGGGTATGCATGATAAAGAGCTGCGCCGCTTTGCCCGCAAAATCGGTGATGAGCTAATGGTGGCGTACAACCATCACTGTGATGAATGCATTAAGGCTAATCAGGGGGACAGGGCCGTTTTATTGCAGGCCGATACGCAGGTACGGATATTCGGCGATCTTGCCAGAATGGCGCGCGCTTTTAATATCACCCCAATGCACTGGCGCAAATATCTGAAAGGCCGGTTAGATATCACGTCTGCTATCGCCAGTCTGTCACGGCTGGTTAACCCTGAGTGGTGGGAGCGCAAACTCAAAGCGCAGAGAACACGCTGGCGGGAGGCGTTATTGATTGCTGTCGGTAATGTCAGCCGTGATAAGTCAGCGTCTTCTTATGCCAGTAAGCAGGCTATCCGTGAGGTGTTTGCGCGTCGCCAGTCTAATCTGGAATATCTCAAAAGCTGCCAGTTAGAAAACATTGAAACCGGTGAGCGCATCGACCTGATTGATAAGGTGATGGCGAGTATTTCTAATCCAGAAATTCGCCGCATGGAGTTAATGAACACCATCGCGTTCACGGAAAAATATGCTGCCGGGCAAAAGCACGTCGGTATGTTCCTGACCATCACCACCCCGTCAAAATATCACCCGACTCGCGTTGTGGGGAAAGGCGACAATGAGAAAGTCCAGCTTAATCATAAGTGGAATGATGAAGCCTATTCACCCAAAGACGGCCAGCGCTATCTCTGCAAGATTTGGAGCAAAATGCGCACCGCCTTTAAAGACAACGAATTAAGCGTCTACGGAATGCGCGTAGTTGAGCCACACCATGACGGTACACCGCACTGGCACATGATGCTGTTTTGCCAACGCCGCCAGCGCCAGCAGGTAATCGACATCATGCGCCGCTATGCGTTGAAAGAAGACGGTGACGAGCGCGGAGCCGCTAAATACCGCTTTGAGTGTAAGCACATGAACAAAGGCGGGGCCGCTGGCTACATCGCTAAATACATTGCCAAGAATATCGACGGCTATGCGCTTGAGGGTGAACGTGATCATGAAACCGGTGAACTGCTGACTGACTCCGCTGCGGCGGTAACAGCGTGGGCGGCAACGTGGCGCATCCCTCAGTTTCGCCCGATTGGGCTTCCCTCCATGGGAGTCTATCGCGAGTGTCGCCGTATCCGTTCTATTAGTCTGGCCGAGACTTTCGACGAAACCGTAGAAGCTGTGCGTCATGCGGCTGATGAGGGTGATTTTGCTGCCTACATCATGGCGCAAGGTGGCACCAATTGCGGCAATCAGACCGTCCGGTTAGCCAAGCGCGTCGCCGATGAACTCAACGCCTACGATGAAGAAGTACAGAAAGTCGTCGGTATCTACGCACCGCATTTGGGCGCTGACCATATTCATGAAACCCGCACAACCCAATGGCGCATCGTTGCTGGTGCCGTTGACGTTGAGCTTTTGACTTTGAAAAGCGCCTCTGGCGCGCCTCGGAGTCCTGTCAATAACTGTGGGTTAGGTGAAAACACCCAAGCGCCAAATGACCCCAGCGGGCAGGCTGAAACGCCTGTGGTGGCGATGGAATACCCACCGGACGCCGTTATTGACTGGTCGGACACTGCCGCCGTGAGGGCGATTGTGGCCCGCGTTAAAGAGAAACAGCCAACGATAAGCAAGATACAACGCAGTTATGACCCCACCAAGGGCCGAATTATTGCGCCATCTGCCCGCTTAACCCGCGAAGAACGCCAGCGCATCTCCCAAATTCGCAATGATTTACTGCTGAAAGATATCAGCGTCCAGCGCTGGGAGCTGGAATCGTTAGCCCGTGGGGCTTCAATGACGTTCGATGACACTGTTATTCAATATCCGGCCTTGTCCGACTGGCCGGAATTCGATGATTAATCTACCTGAGAGAGAAACCATGACTAAAACCGACGCCACTACCCGCAAACAGGCACAGCGCCAGCGTGATAAATCCGCCGGTATCAATGAAATTCGCGCCCGGCTTGAGCCAGAAGAACACGCCATGCTGACCGAGGGTATGGCCGCCCGGCGTCTGTTCCGGCCTGCCTATGATTTACCAGAATATATCGCGCTACTTATTCGGCAAGATAACCAGCGACTAAAAGAGCAACTGGCCGAACTGGGTAAACAACGTTGCGGAAAATGTGGCGATACCTTGCCGGGCGATCCAAATGGATGTTGTTTGCGGGGTGAGGCGGCTTGCTGGCAGACCAAAGGTATCAACAGTCTATTGATTAGCGAAATTAAACCGTTGTGACGCGTCACACTGAAAATTAAATATGTAGTGTGACGCACTGTGTTCACTGCTTTTATGCATAAAAGGTTTGTTGTTCAACAGGATGCTTTTTAATCTAAGATTTTTTACTTAAGTAAAACCATATATTTATATAGAAGTTTTCTTAAAAAGTGCATAGTATACTGTATATAAACACAGTATGCATAAGTGCTGGGAGATTATTAAGTGATGGATTTAGATGGGCTAGTTTTGCTTGAACGTATAGACCTCATAGCTAGAATGTCAGCCGGTGATGAGATGAAAAATAGAGACCGGGAAGTGGCACTGGTGTGGATATCTGAATTAGTTGTAGAAGCAAAAAATATCTATTTAGACGGGGCAGGGGAGTCCTGTTTACATTCTTTGCGCTGATTTTTAGCACTGCATGCATATAGTGCATGATTTTGCATGATGAACCTGAGCCAGAAAATCCCAGCTAGCCCCAGTTCCGGCGCGGATCTCAATGGATCATGCAAGTGCATGAAAAGCGACCTGCAAAGCGCGCAGGCGTGGCGGGGATAGCATTGCGCGCAAAGGGTTTTGATACCCTTATTTATCGATCTTGAGCGGGCCGTGGTGCTGCGTTCGGTTGAGTCGGGAGTCAATGCGTGTTCATGGGGTGTGAGGGCGTGATGGGCGTCTGGTGGCGTATGGCACGTGGGGTTGGAATCGCTACTTTTCAGGCATGAAAAAGCCGCCCGGTTCGGCGGCTATGATGTTCAAAAATATCAATTAACTATTTGAAACCGCAATACTCACACCGCAGCTATGCGGCTGATATCCGCCTAATCCCATTCGCCGACGATAGCAGCCTGTACACTCGCATTTTTTGGGCGGCTGCGGCGGTGGCGCGGGCCTCTTCACTGTGTCGCCGGGTTTATATGGCGGTGGTGTTGGCGCTTTACGTCCCATTTTATTCCTCACTTATCAGTTCATAAGGCTTGAACCGGATCACCTCTTGCCCTATCCAGTCATTCACCTCTTTCAATCGTTCTTGCAACGGCGTTAACTCGTTACGGACAAACACTTGTGAGGCTTTCGCCACGTCACCGAATCCGCCGGTATTGTTGGGAATAATCCCCATCATCTGCGGCGGCACCCGGTGAACACTAAGCAGGTCGTCGCGGGTGGCGTTCTTGATATTAAAAAAGTCATCTTTGGTGGCGACTTCGCTCAACGGTAAAATCTGGATGCCGTCTTTTTTACCGTTGGGCGCGTACATAAACAGGTTGCGAAAATTGCCTAACCCTTTGGTGTCGCGCATCGCTTTACGCATTGCCTCAATATCGCTGCTACTTTGCGCGGCGTCAGTCATATACAGGATGTATCCCGCGTGAGCGCCATTCTGGTAATACTTGCGACGGAACAGCGTGGCCGCTTCATTGAGCCAAGCCGAATTTAAGCCGCTGAGATATTCCGGCAGGCCGTAAAGCTCCTGATTGATATCCGGTTCTATCAGGTGAAAAACGCTCCCGGCTTCGAACAGGTGTTCATCTTTCCAGTTCTGGACAAACCAATAGCAATCTTTTTCAAGTCCCCGGCGGGTGTACTTGGCCGGGCTGGGGTCGAGGCGCAGTGGTGCGCCCAGTTGGTTACGGCGCACCTCTAAAAACGCATTGCCGAACACCAGATAATCCAGCGCATAGCGGCTAAAGGCTTGCTGACTGAGCATTGCATGCGGGATAAATGTGCTTGCCAGTATGTTGCGTTTCACATACAGCGGTGAGCTGTGATGCACCGCCGCCCGGAAACTGCGCGCCAGCCCGTCAAAGCTAATCGGCGGGTCATACCATTTACCGTTGCCGGTGCATTCGATGTAATCCAGTATTTCCCGCTTGTCGAGAACGGCGGAGGGTTCGCCAAAGGTGAAAGCCTCCACCGGCTGCTGTTGGCTGGCGGTGTGATTAGTTGCCGGGCGACTTAATGCCTTGCGGCCTTTGCGCTTACTCATTTTACTTCCTCTGCATTGTTTGCCGCTTGTGACCAGTCGCACAAATATAAGAGCTTGAAATCATCCGCCGTCATGTGTTTTTTCAGCCAATCTTTATCCCAATTTTTTCCCCATAACATGCCGCCTTGCTGAGTAGCATCATCAGCCGTAACCGATTGACGGAATACGCCATCAGCACAAAAAACGCCGTTATCGGTGTGTATCACCGGTGCGACTTTTCGTGGATGGCCCAGTGAGCCGTTCCAAATCTTGAACGCGGTATGTGAGCGGGAGGGCGTGGTATAGAGTGTTAAACGATGATTTTTGTGCATTGCCATCCCCTTAGCCATGAGCAGTATTGAACGTGGGTTTTTAGCCCATGCATATTCACCCAGGTACACATTCCCGGCATGAGCAGCGGCGTGACTGTTTTCACCGTGAAAGGCGATAAGTGCGCCATTACCTAACAGAATATTATTCAGCGAACATGGGTTCACGTTTACCCCAACGACCCGACAGAACTCGGCAATATAAGCGCGGGTATTCAAGGCGCTTGGTCTGGTGCAGGTTAAAAAATGCTGATTGCGCCCGGTGGTGAGGGAATCCAGTAACGCTTCAAAAGCAAAAAGCCAGTCGACCCCAATCTGGCGCGACTTGGTGATATTTCGGGCTACGCCGGTCTGCCCCACCCGATACCACGTCTTTTGATAGTCAAAGGCCGCGTTTTCGAAATGTTCGCGCAGGCCGTCAACTTGACCAGCAGTAAAAGTCATTGATTTCATCCGTAAAACTCCAAGAAGTTAGGGCTGTGACCGCCATATGTCGCGGTAAGGGGTTCATTTAACAGGGCGTGCATAATCGCCCACGCCACATCGGCGTGGCTGGCTTCTTCACTGCGGCTGGCAACATAAGTCGAACTCTTGCCGCTGGCGGTCATAGTCTTGCGAATGGCCATAAATGACTGGGTGATATCGGTGTGGCCAGTGTCATATTCCAGACGGCCGTTATTAATGGTGTGCTTGGCTTTCAGCACCATGGCGGTTTTGATTTCAGGGGTGTATTTGATTTCCCTTGCTGCCGGGAAGAACTGGCGCACCAACTGGAAAACGCCTTGGCCGACGGTAGTCGCATCGATACCGATATATTCCACACAATACTTCTGCGTCAGCTCTTCGATATGTTTGGCCTGCGCTTCAAAATCCATCCCTTTCCACTGGTGGCGCTCCAATACGCGGAACTTGCCGCCCGGCACCATTGGCGGCGCGATCACCGCACACCCGGCACTGTCGCCGCCGTTGGCCTCGGACGGGTCGTAACCAATCCACACCGGGCGATGCCCAAACGGCCGCAACGAATACGGGTTGTAGTCTTCCCACTCTTCCAAACTGTCGACCATGCAAGCCTGCAACTCGGCGAACGGGAACACTGACGCCTGGTCATCGACAAACTCGCACATCAACAGGTTTTGATATTCTGACGGGCCGTATTCCAGTGAGAGCTGGTTGAGGTCAAACAGGTTACAGCCGCCCGCCAGTGCATCTTCAACCGTGACAATCTGCCGCCACTGACCATCAGCACACAGCGCACCACGGGCTAAATGGCTGTGGCTTAAATCCAGTTGAATATGGTCGGATTTATTGCGGCGGCCTTTATTGAACAACTCACCAGACCAGAACGGATAGGCGCTGTGCGCCAGACTCGACGGCGTGGAGAAATAGGTGGTACGCCATTTTTTGTGTAATGACATGCCGCTGGCGACTTTGCGTAGTTCCTGAAACTTGGGTATCCAGAAATACTCGTCAAGATAGAGATTGCCGGTGTAGCTCTGCGCGGTGCGCACGTTCGTGCCGAGAAAGAACAGGCGCGCCCCGTTGGGTAGCACCATCGGGTCACCTTTCAGGTCAACGTCAACCATGCGGGCAAAGTCGATAATGTAGCTTTTGAACACATGCGCCTGTGCTTTACTGGCAGATAAGAAAATCTGATTACGCCCGGTGGTGATGGCATCCAATAGCGCTTCGCGGGCAAAGAAGAACGTTGCGCCAATCTGGCGCGATTTCAGGATATTGCGGATACGGTGTTGTAGCCCGGCATCAAACCAGTTGCGCTGATAATCAAAGATATTTTCGTGAAAAATAGATTCCAGTTTTTCAATCGCGGATTCACTGAACAGGTTTTTATCCGGGGGCTTGCGCTCCCCTTTGTTGCGGTTCGCTACGTTCGGATTTAAATCAGCTTCGCTGCCGGTCTGGCTGTAGCGGTTCACCCGCGCCAGCCGTTCAATCTGACGGCCTAACAGGTCAATCTCTTTAAAGTCCCGCCCCTCTTTGGCGTCTTTCATGATGAGTTGAATCAACCGCGCTTCCATGCTGGTTTCCACGCGGGAAATGGGCGCAATCGCATCCCACCCGTCGCGCTTCTTCCAGCTCTGCACAGTCGGCGATTTAAGGGCTAGCTGGTCTGCGATTTGGCGCACAGAGAAGCCCTGCCAGTAAAGCAAGGCCGCCTGTCGCCGTGGGTCGCTGATGATGGTGCTCGGTGTCGTATTCATGCCATTAGGCTACGCGACCAGCCCGACCCTCTGCGCGTCCTCGCTGTTGTGCCAGCCCCGTCACAACTGGCTTTCGTTGTTGCTGCCGCCTTACATCAGGAAACTAAGCCCCGAACCGAATAACCATAATCACACTGAATGGAGCCGCTCATGGCTAAGAAAGTTTCTAAGTATTTTCGTATCGGCGTTGAGGGTGATACCTGCGACGGGCGAGTGATTGACGTTAACGATATCAACCAAATGGCCGAAACCTTTGACCCGCGCGTCTACGGTTGCCGCATCAATCTGGAACACATAAGAAGTGTGTCACCTGACAGCTCATTCCGCCGTTATGGCGATGTCGTTGGTCTGAAAGCTGAAACTATTGAAGATGATTCAGCACTGAAGGGTAAGCGCGCACTTTTTGCCCAAATCAACCCAACAGACGAACTGGTACTACTGAATAAAAGCCGCCAAAAAGTTTACACCTCGATGGAGATTAGTCCGAACTTTGCCAACAGCGGTAAAGCCTATCTGGTCGGTCTGGCGGTGACCGATGACCCTAATAGTCTTGGCACGGAAATTTTAGAGTTCAGCGTCAAAGCCAAACACAACCCACTGGCCTCGCGTAAATCCAACCCGGATAACTTTTTCTCGGCGGCAGTTGAAGTGCAACTGGAATTTGAAGACGTGGCCGAGCCGGGTGTCACCTTACTCAACATGGTGAAGTCAGTATTCAGCCGCAAGCAAGCAACCGACGACGCCCGTTTTAATGATGTGCATGAGGCGGTGAATGCCGTGGCAGTGCATGTGCAGGAGCAGGAAGAAACCATTGAAGCCCGCTTTACGACCATTGAGAAGCAATTTGCAGACCAAGTGGTGGAGCTGAAACAGAGCATTGAAAAGGGAAAACAAGGGGTTACGTCGCTAGAAACCAAACTTTCTATCACTGAAAACTTTAGCCAGACCAAACGCCCGGAATCCACCGGCGGCAACAACCAGAACGATGTATTGACCGACTGCTAATCGGGATCACTGGCCGCCGGTTGTGCGGCCCGCTTGCTATTTCATTAACACGTTATTTAACTGAATCAGGATTATTATGCGCCCAGCAACCCGTTTTAAATTTAATGCCTATCTAACCCGTCAAGCCGAGCTGAACGGGGTAGAAACTGGCGACCTGAATAAAAAATTCAGCGTTGAACCCTCCGTTACGCAAACCATCATGACCCGCGTGCAAGAGTCCTCAGAATTTCTGAGCCGCATCAATATTGTGCCAGTCGCCGAGCTGACCGCCGAAAAGGTCGGCCTTGGCGTCAATGGTTCGGTTGCCAGCACCACCGATACTGACGGCGGCGACGAACGCGAAACTGCCGAATTTGCCTCACTGGACAGTGAGAAATATTTCTGTGAACAGGTGAACTACGATTTCCACATTCGCTATAACACCCTCGACCTGTGGGCGCGTTATCAGGACTTCCAGACCCGTTTACGCGACGCCATTATCAAGCGGCAGGCTCTTGACCGCATTATGGCGGGCTTCAATGGTACCCACCGCGCCAAGACATCCAACCGCGCACTAAACCCACTGTTGCAGGATATCGCGCCGGGTTGGTTGCAAAAATACCGCCTCAACGCGCCAATCCGCGTGATGAGCAAAGTCGTTGGCGAAGATGGCACGGTAGTATCGGAAAAAATCCGTGTCGGCCATGGTGGCGATTATGCCAACTTGGATGCGCTGGTGATGGATGCTACCAATACCATGATTGCTGAATGGCATCAGGAAGACCCTGAACTGGTGGTTATCACTGGCCGTCAGTTGATGCAGGATAAATATTTCCCTATCGTCAACAAGGAGCAGGAAAACAGCGAAACCCTCGCCGCTGACCTGATTATCAGCCAGAAGCGTATCGGCAATTTACCGGCTGTCCGTGTGCCGTTCTTCCCGGCTAACGCGTTCTTTATCACCCGCCTCGATAACCTGTCTATTTACTGGCTGGAAGACTCACACCGCCGCCATATTGATGAGAACGCCAAGCGAGACCGTATCGAAAACTACGAATCCATTAAACAGGATTATGTGGTGGAAGATTACGCCTGTGGCTGTCTGGTGGAAAACATCGAAATCTTACCGGCGAAAAAAGACATCGCCTCGGCACCGGCTGCGGCCGCATTGATGGTATCGGAAGCCCCAAACTATGACGGTCTTGCCGCCGCGATCATGGCAGCGGTGAAAGTGGCGTCGAACCCGGAGGATGTCACAGCGGAAACCGCTACTGAGACTCCCCCGGAAACCACAGAAGAAGCACCGGCCGCCAAAGGGAGCAAATAAGCCATGACCAGTCCTGCGCGCCGCCACTTTCTGAGGCAGTCGGCTATTACTGCCTCACAACTGCGGGATAACCCGCTGCGCCACGCCACCGGCTACGAGTTGATGTTGCTCAAGCTCAATGAAGATAAGCGCAAGCTGAAACAGGTGCGTTCACAAGAGCGCAAAGCCGAGCTGAAGCGGCAGTTATTGCCGGACTACCTGCCGTGGATCTCTGGCGTGTTGAGTGAGGGGAAAGGCGCGCAGGACGCCATTGTCATGACCATCATGATTTGGCGGCTGGATGCCGGGGATATCCCCGGTGCACTGGATATCGCCCGTTATGCCCTGCGTTATCAGCTAGTGCCAACTGACCGCTTTACCCGCTCTACCGCCTACCTGATTGCCGAGGAAGTCGCGGACGCTGCGGCGCGCGCCTATGCCACCGGTAAGCCGATTGATATTGAGCCTCTGCTGCAAACCATTGAGCTGATGGAAGATGAAGACATGCCCGATCAAGTGCGGGCCAAACTGCACAAAATCACCGGTTATGTGCTGCGTGACAGTGGTCGGGGCGAGTTGGCCCTGTCCCATCTTCACCGCGCACTCCAACTGCATACCGGTTGTGGCGTCAAAAAAGACATTGAGCGACTGGCCGTGAAATTAAAGAACGCCGCCAGCCGCTAAACCGAACGCTCCCCGAGCCGGGCGGCACGATGGCCGCAACAGGGTTTACCTTGTTAACGCCATCGTCCACCGCCCACCCATTCTGCTATTGAGGTTGCCATGACCACTGTTGTTATCCCCGCGCCACGGCCTGACAAAACGGCCGAACCGGTGATTGAAAATACCTTTTTCTGGCCTGCGGTTGACCCGATAAAGCTGCGCGAGCTGTTGCGCCTTGAGGGAACAGTCACCGCCGAGCGCCTGCGCTTCACCATCAAAAGCGCTATTGCCGAGGTTAACGCCGAACTGTACGAGTACCGCCGTGACCAGATGGCGGCAGGCTTTAAAACACTGGCCGAGGTGCAGGCCGAGCAACTGGACGGCGAGAGCATCCAGTTGGCCGAGTACCAGCGCGCGGTCTGTGCCATTACGGCTGCACTGTTGGCCGAGCGTTATCGCGGCTATGACGCCAGTGCGCGCGGTGATAAACGCGCGGAGGCCATTGAAAGTACCGTTGATGAGTTGTGGCGTGACGCGCGAATTAGCATTCGCAACATTGCCGGTAAGCCGCACAACATTATTGGCCTTATCTGATGCAGGTCAACGCGTTGCAAGGCGACACGCTCGACGCACTGTGCTGGCGCTATTACGGCCGCACACAAGAGGTGGTTGAGCAAGTCTATGACGCGAATCCGGGGCTGTCGGAACTGGGGGCCATTCTGCCCCATGGTTATCCGGTGGAGTTGCCCGACATGGCACCGGCGGCCCAACGTGAAACCGTTCAATTATGGGATTGAAAATGGAGAAATTCAGCTCTGCGGTAGCCTATGTTTTTGCGCTACTGTTGGCGTTTATTGGCGCACTGAGTCCGCAAGATATCGCGTTTTATGTTGCGGCGGTGGCCGCTGCTGCCACCTGTCTTATCAACTGGTACTACCGGCGCAAGAGCTATTTCTTGCTGAAAGAAGTGGTTATCAGGCGGGAGGTGTTCGATGAACTCAATCGTTAAGCGCTGTCTGGTCGGGGTCATTCTGGCACTGGCCGCCACCTTGCCAAACTACCAAACCTTAAAAACATCGGCCGCCGGGCTAAAACTGATTGCCGATTATGAGGGCTGCCAGCTCAACGCCTACCAATGCAGCGCCAACGTCTGGACAAATGGCATCGGTCACACCGCCGGAGTGAAGCCGGGCAGTGTTATCAGTGAGCGACAGGTGGCGGTCAATCTGGTGGCTGACGTGCAGCGGGTTGAGCGGGCAATAGCGGTGTGTATGCCGCTTGTTATGCCGCAACCGGTGTATGACGCGGTAGTGTCGTTTGCCTTTAACGTCGGCACCGGCGCGGCCTGTCGCTCGACACTGGCCTTTTATGTCAACAAGGGCGACTGGCGCAGCGCCTGCAATCAGTTGCCGCGCTGGGTGTATGTCAATGGCGTGAAAACCAAAGGGTTAGAGCGTCGCCGCACCACCGAACAAACACACTGCCTGAGTGGGGTCTGAGATGCGCATAGCAATGATGGTGATAGTCGCGTTACTGGTTGCACTGGGGTGGTATGCCAACCGCCTGAACCACGATATCGACAGCGCTAACCGAATTATTGGCACTTTATCGGCCGGGATTGAGAGCCGGGACAACGCGATCACCCGCTTGCAAGATGAGGCCCGGCAACAGGCAGACAATGAGCGGGCATTACGGCAATCACTGAGCCACGCCAGCACCTTGTCATTATCTCGTGAACAGAAAATTCAAAGGTTACTCAATGAAAATAAAGTCTTGCGTGATTGGTTCGCTACTGCTTTGCCTGCTGATGTTATCCGGCTGCACCAGCGCCCCGCGTTCGCCAGCCCCAACGATTATTTACGTTGGCTGTCCGACGGTGAGCAGTTGCCCGCTGCCGGGCAGCACACCGGCGGTTAACGGTGATTTAAGTGCCGATATCCGCCAGTTAGAAACCGCACTGGTGGCCTGTGGGCTGCAAGTGGAAGCTGTTAAACAGTGTCAGGAACAACACCATGTTAAAACCCAAACTGTTACGCCAAGCCTTAACCGACAGTCTGCAACTGTTCCAGACTAACCCGGAGCGGCTGAAAATGTTTGTTGATGGCGGGCGCATTGTCTCGACGCTGGCCCCGTCGCTCTCTTTTGAAAATCAATATACGCTGACGCTGTTTATTGAGGATTTCCCCGATGATGTTGATTATCTCTTTGTGCCGATACTGGCATGGCTGCGGGAGCATCAACCGGACATCATGGCGACAGAAGAAAAGCGCCGCACCGGCTTTATTCATAAGGTCGATGTGATGAGCGATGTGCTGAGTGATATCCGTATCGACTTGCAACTGACTGAGCGGGCCATTGTGAAAGAGGTAGACGGTGCACTGCATGTTAACCATGCGCTGGAGCCGACTTGGCCGGGAGCAGCAACACGGCCAACAGCAATTTACTTTAACGGCGAAGTGATCCAATGAATGAGCTGAAACCCTTTGACGATGCGCTGGCCGGACTGATTGCCAGTCTGACGCCCAAAGCCCGCAAAGCGCTGGCGGTGACGGTTGCTAAACGCCTGCGCGCCAGTCAGCAGCAACGCATTAAACGCCAGCAAGCGCCAGACGGCACCCCGTATGCCGCCCGTAAATCTCAACCGCTGCGTAAACCCAAAGGCCGGATTAAGCGTGAAATGTTCGCCAAGTTACGCACCGCGCGCTATATGAAAGCCAACAGTAGCCCCGATGAGGCGGTGGTCGAGTTTGCCGGGCGCGTGGAACGAATGGCGGCAGTGCATCATTTTGGCCTGCGTGACCGCCCGAACGTGCACAGCAAAGATGTGCAGTATGACGAGCGGCCGTTGCTGGGTTTCAGTCAGCAAGATATTGCCATTGTGGAAAGTGTTTTACTTGATATATATAGAGATAATTTTTAATTATCCTAGTGAACCATATATCAATAAAGTACAAAAATAAGAAACGTCTTATATTTAACCTCCCGCTAATTTTTATAAATCGCATTAATTAATTGAATGTTAATTGAGAGTTAATGTAAATTAACCTCAAGTTTTTTGTAAACAAAGTTATTTTTACAGGATCGTGAAAGAGGGTCATATGGAAAGGAATGTATCTCCGGGTTACTGCATTGTACAACAATCAGGTACGCTTAATTTTCAAGTCAGTTTGCTATTCAATAATACCGATAGTGATGCTGCTCGATATTTTATGGCACTCAATGCCGATACACAGTGGTTGAAAGCGGGCCAGATACTGATAATTGCCGACCCCCTGTCTTACAATCCACCTTATGCATTGCAAGCTATGAATCAAGCAAAGCAGCAAGTAAATCGCGCTATGGCGGATATGGATCACAATGAAGCCAACTTTTTGCAAAAAAACCACGGTGCTATTGATGCTCTAACAAGTTATGGTGGCGGTTTAGTCGGGTTTGCGGCAGATGCGGGTGAGAAGTATTTCGTTGAAATCAATAGGCAAATGAAACAGATAGAATTACTTTATCAGCGTCAATATATGCTTCACGGCAAACTCAACACTCAGGCATTCTTACAAGAGCGCAGAATGTTACTTCTTAGCCTAAACGGCATCCTGACTAAATTATCTAAAGTCAGTTTAGCTATTCCTGAACATTCAAATTTAAAGCGTACATTGCAATTATCAAGTAAATCAATAGTCCATGAATGGAATACAGCAGGCGTTGGCGCTATTAAAGGTTATTCTTCCACCATAGAAAGAAGCGCCAAGATAGTTAAATGGATGAAAGTTGGTGGATGGGTCGCTATTGGTATTGGTGGATTAAATACCACCAATACGGTTTATGATGCGTGCACTACCGGGCGAGAAAGTGAATGCTCGAAAGTGGCAGTAAAAGAATATACTAAATTTGGCTTGAGTACAGGGTTAGCTATTCGCGGTGGCCTGTTAGGTGCTAGCATTATGGGGGGTGTCTGCGTGGCGGCGGGTATTGCCACAGCAGGTGCTGGCGGTATTGCTTGCGTGATCGTAGGTTCGGCGGCGGGTGGGTGGCTGGGCGGAGAAATTGGTAATAAATTGGGTGATGTATTAGTTAACTAATTATATTAATGGTACTAGTAATGAGAATAACGATACAACATATTGCAATTACATTTGCCCTGTTATTTATCCTAGAATGGTTGGTTTCGTTCATTTATTACAGTGTAAACAAGGAAAAATACAACAAAATAATATCATTGTATAGATCGGAAGGTCTTTTCATGCCTGCTCTATATAATTATTTGACCTTTTCTGGTTTTTTAGGAAGTAGTCAAGTTGTACTGTTTTTTCATTTCCTTTTAACCGCCAATGAAAAAAGAATAAATGGGAAAGCACGTAAGTATTTCTCGCCAAAATGCTATGAGTTTATCAAACAACTGCCCAAAGAACTTACAGGATGGATGAGATACTATCTTATTCTCAATAACCTAGGGTTTATTTTTCTGGTGCTTGGATTCATATTTATGTCAATCGACAAGCATATAACTGCCTTTTAAAGTCCGGCAGTATCGGTTTGAGAAGAGATACGGCTAAACCTTTTTAAAATCAATACCCACGAATACACAGTCAGCTTCGCTAATAAAGTAACAGTGTCTGTATTTGTTGATTACCCGTTGTAATGAATTACTTCTGTTGTCCTGTCGATGAACAAACCCGCACAAATTGCCGCCTGACCCATTCGGCGGCATCCTTTCTGCATGAACACTCAAACCCAAATAACTGAAATTCTGCGCCTGCTGCGCAACCTTATCCGCATTGGTACGGTGGCCGAGGTCGATCTCGACCAAGCCCTGTGCCGCGTGGCGACGGGAGACAATACCACCGGCTGGCTTAACTGGCTGACGTTGCGCGCCGGTCAATCGCGATCATGGTGGGCACCGTCCGAGGGTGAGCAAGTATTGATATTGTCTCTCGGTGGTGAGCTGGATACCGCCTTTGTGCTGCCGGGCATTTTCTCTGATGACTTCCCGCCCCCGTCGGCCTCGGCGAATGGTCTGTATCTCGCCTTTCCTGACGGTGCCACGTTGCACTATGAACCTGATAGTGGCGAATTGCTGGCGGATGGCATCAAAACAGCGGTTATCAATGCCAGTGAATCGATAAACGCCACTGCCCCCAATATCACCTGTGCCGCCTCGGTCAAAATCCTGCTGGATACACCCGAAGTGGAATGCACCAACAACCTGACCACCGCCACCTTGAATGTGACCCAAGGCGGCAAGATGAGCGGCAATATCACGCATACCGGCGGGAAACTTTCATCCAATGGCGTAGTGGTTGATAAGCATGACCACGGCGGAGTGCAGCGCGGTGGCAGCTATACGGAGGGGATTAAATGACAACGGCCAAATACCTCGGCATGAGCCGCAACGCCGGGCAGACCATTACCGATGCTGACCATATCAGCCAGTCCATCGCCGACATTCTGATTACGCCCGTCGGTTCGCGGGTGATGCGTCGCGCTTATGGTTCGCTGCTCTCGGAGCTGATTGACCAGCCACAAAATCCGGCCCTGCGCCTGCAAATTATGGCCGCCAGTTACAGTGCCATTTTGCGCTGGGAGCCGAGGGTCAAGCTGACGGATATCACCTTTGAAACCACCTTTGACGGCAAAATGGTGGTCGATATCACCGGCACCCGCACCGATAGCGCGGCCCCACTCTCATTCACCATTCCTGTGAGCTAACCCTATGGCAACCATTGACCTGAGCCTGTTACCCCCGCCTTTTGTGGTGGAAGAACTGGATTATGAAACCCTGTTGGCGGAACGCAAAGCCACGCTGATTTCTCTGTATCCAGAAGAACAGCGCGCCGCCGTGGCCCGCACCCTTTCGCTGGAATCGGAGCCGCTGGTCAAGCTATTGCAGGAAAACACTTACCGCGAGGTGATATTACGCCAGCGTGTCAATGATGCGGCCCGCGCGGTGATGGTGGCTTATGCCGTCGGCAGCGATTTAGACCAGCTCGGCGCGAATAACAACGTTGCGCGGCTGGTGATTACCCCAGCAGACCTCACCGCCATTCCTCCGATTGAGGCGGTGATGGAATCTGACAGTGATTTCCGTGTGCGTATCCCGCAAGCCTTTGAGGGCTTGAGTGTGGCGGGGCCAACCGGTGCATATGAGTATCACGCCAAAAGTGCCGACGGCCGGGTGGCCGATGCCTCGGCCATTAGTCCGACACCCGCCTGTGTCACGGTCACGGTGCTATCGCGTGAAGGTAATGGCGAAGCCTCGGCCGAACTGCTGGCGGTGGTGGAAGCCGCGCTGAATGATGAGAACACGCGGCCAGTGGCTGACCGGGTGACGGTGCAATCCGCCCGGATTGAAGATTATGAGATTGACGCGGTGCTCTATCTGCATCCGGGGCCAGAGGCGGAACCGGTGCGCGTGGCCGCCGAGAAAAAACTGACCGCCTTTGTCACCACACAGCGCCGCCTCGGCCGCGATATTCGCCTGTCGGCGCTGTATGCAGCGCTGCATGTTGAGGGCGTCCAACGGGCGGTGATTAATGCCCCATTGGCCGACGTGGTGCTGGATAAAACCCAAGCCGCGTATTGCACCGGCAGCACTATCACTGTCGGGGGTACGGATGACTGACCGTTTACTGCCTGTCGGTTCGTCGGTGCTGGAAGTGGCCGCCGCGAGCGCCTGCGCCGAACTGGAAAACACCCCTGTTCCGATCCGCCAGCTGTGGAACGCCGACACTTGCCCGTTGTCCCTGTTGCCCTATCTGGCGTGGGCGTGGTCGGTTGACCGCTGGGATGAGAAATGGCCGGAAGCCACTAAGCGCGCGGTGGTGAAGTCCTCGCAGTACGTCCACAAACACAAAGGCACCATCGGCGCGATTCGTCGCGTGGTCGAGCCGCTGGGCTATCTCATCAAGGTGATTGAATGGTGGAAGACCAACGAAACCCCCGGCACCTTTCGCCTTGATGTGGGTGTATTAGAAACCGGTATTACCGAAGAAATGTATCAAGAGCTTGAGCGACTGATAGACGACGCCAAGCCATGCAGCCGCCATTTAGTCGGCCTGTCCATCAATCTCGACAGCCGTGGCCCGCTGCATATCGCCGCCGCCAGTTACAGCGGTGATGAGCTGACCATTTACCCCTATTTACCTGAAACTATAACCGTGACCGGCGAGGATTATGCCAGCGCCGCCGTCCATATTATTGATAACCTGAGAGTGAACCCATGACCGCAAAATTTTTTGCTTTACTGACCAACATCGGCGCGGCCAAGCTGGCGAACGCCACCGCCCTCGGCACCCGCTTAGAGATTACCCACATGGCGGTCGGGGATGGTGGCGGAACCCTGCCAACGCCGAACCCAGCACAAACCCAACTGGTGAACGAGCAACGCCGGGCGGCTCTTAATATGCTGACCGTTGACCCAGTCAACACCAGCCAGATTATTGCGGAACAGGTTATCCCTGAAACCGAGGGCGGGTGGTGGATTCGGGAGATTGGCTTGTTGGATAAAGACGGTGATTTGATTGCCATTGCCAACTGCGCCGAAACCTATAAACCGCAACTGCAAGAGGGCAGCGGCCGCACCCAAACCATTCGGGTGATTTTGATTGTCAGCAGCACGGCGGCGGTTACGTTGAAAATCGACCCGTCGGTGGTATTGGCGACGCGTAAATACGTGGATGATAGGGTGATTGAGGTTAAAGCCTATGCTGATGACCTGTTGGCTGAACATGTAAAATCACGCAATCATCCCGATGCCAGCAAGACCGAAAAAGGCTTTGTGAAATTAAGCAGCGCCACAACCAGTGATAGCGAAGTATTAGCCGCTACGCCGAAAGCGGTTAAAACAGTCGCCGACGCAGCAACCAAAGCAGTGGATGACCATGGCAAAGCAGAAAACCCACACTCTCAATATTTGCAGATGTCGCAATTAACCGGCGTGGTTGGCGCGGCGTGCAATGCTCGAATGAGTGTTACAGCAGCATCAGCAACAGCCACTTTCACCGCAGATGAATTGATTGTTCAGACGGCGATTGGTGGGGAACAGTACAAGCTTGCGAATTTTAATAATGTAATCAATCTTGCAAAATCTGGTGCGGGAGGCATGAATACTGGCGCTGTACCGGCGGCCGGATTTGTTGCTTTATACGCAATTTATAATCCAATCAACAATGCGTCAGCATTGCTCGCTATTAATGCAACATCGGCCGCAATGCCTGAAATTTGCGCTGGAGCTATGCCCGCCAATTACACCGCATCAGCGCTGGTGAGTGTATGGCGAGTTGATGGTAGTAAGTTTGTTGCTGGATTTCTACGTGATAGGGTATTTTCCGGTATTCAAACAAATGCTCTTACTTCAACAGCGATGGTGGGCGCGGTAACGGCGCTATCTGTTACGAGCTTAGTGTCACTCAATGCAAAATCAGTCACTGCAATTGTCTCAATGTCTTCCGGTGGTGCATCGGGCAATCTTTCATCGTCACTGTACGCCTCATCTGGCAGATTGGGGCGAAATGCATCAAACGGCACATCAACAAATCTGGTATCAACTTTAGTCGCAGAAATATCAACGCCCGGCGTCATTTATTACGAGTGTGGATCAAACCTTTCAACCTCTTCAGTCACAATTGACATTGTTGGCTATACATTCTGAGGATATATGATGATTAACGTTCAGTTTTCAGATAAGAAAAAAACAAAGATAGTCAGTTACTTTTCAGGGCCGCAAGACACAGAAACTCATGATTTTTTAGGTGAAATTGAATCAAACGATCCATTATGGGCCGAGTTTTATGACGCTATTCCTGAATCCTCCCGCCATGGGTTACCTGTGCCGGAATGATAATGTAACGATTCATTGGCCGCGCCAGTTGGCGGCCATAAACCTCAAAATTATATTGTGCCATCCACCACACATCCCCTATCAATCGCCCCCCACGCGCTAACCCGTCACCATACTCTCACCCTCAACCAACAGAGAGTTAATCTATGAGTGATTACCATCACGGCGTCCGTGTCATCGAAATCAACGAGGGGACGCGCGTCATTTCCACTATTTCCACCGCCATTGTCGGCATGGTCTGCACCGCCGAGGATGCCGACGCGGCAACCTTTCCTCTCGATACCCCGGTACTGATTACCAATGTGCTGGCCGCCGCTGGCAAAGCCGGAAAAAAAGGCACGCTGGCCGCGTCATTGCTGGCGATTGCGGAACAAGCCCGCCCGGTTACCATTGTGGTGCGGGTGGCTAGCGGTAAAGATGAGGCTGAAACTACCTCCAATATTATCGGCGGCGCTGACGAGAACGGCCGCTACACCGGCATGAAAGCGCTGTTAGATGCGCAGTCTGTCACCGGTGTGCGCCCGCGTATTTTGGGTGTGCCGGGGCTGGATAATCAGCAGGTGTCTACCGCACTGGCGAGTATCTGCCAGCAGTTGCGCGCCTTTGGCTATATCAGCGCCTACGGTTGCAAGACCCTTTCCGAAGCCATTTTGTACCGTGACAATTTCAGCCAGCGCGAGCTGATGTTGATTTGGCCGGACTTCCTGAACTGGAACACCACCGCCAACAGCACTGATATTGCTTATGCCACTGCCCGCGCGCTGGGTCTGCGCGCCAAGATTGACCAAGAGACGGGCTGGCATAAAACCCTATCTAATGTTGGGGTGAATGGCGTGACCGGTATCTCTGCCAGCGTCTACTGGGATTTGCAAACCGTTGGCACAGACGCCGACCTGCTAAACCAAGCCTGCGTCACCACGCTCATCCGTAAAGACGGCTTCAAGTTTTGGGGTTCGCGCACCTGTTCTGATGACCCGCTATTCGCCTTTGAGAACTACACCCGCACCGCACAAATTCTGGCTGACACCATGGCCGAGGCGCAGTTGTGGGCGATTGACCGCCCGATGCACCCGACGCTGGTTAAAGACATGATTGGCAGCATCAATGCCAAATTCCGCGAAATGAAATCTGCCGGGCTGATTATTGACGGCAGTTGCTGGTATGACGACAGCGCCAACGATAAAGACACCCTGAAAGCGGGCAAGCTGTTTATCGATTACGACTACACCCCAGTGCCACCACTGGAAGATTTAACCCTGCGCCAGCGTATCACCGATAAATATCTGGTGAACTTTGCCGCTGCCGTCAACAGCTAAGGAAACCTGACTTATGGCACTGCCACGTAAGCTGAAATTGATGAACCTGTTTAACGATGGCCGGGATTACATGGGGATCGTGTCCTCAATCACCCTGCCGAAACTCACCCGCAAGCTGGAGAACTACCGAGGCGGTGGGATGAATGGTGTTGCGCCGATTGATTTGGGTCTGGATGACGATGCGCTTTCCATGGAGTGGTCGATGGGCGGCATTGACGAGCTGGTATTGCAGCAATGGGGGACGCCCAAAGTTGACGCGGTTCCGCTGCGTTTTGCCGGGGCTTATCAGCGTGATGACACTGGCGAGGTCACTGCGGTAGAGGTCGAAATCCGTGGCCGTCATAAAGAGATTGATGGTGGCGAATCCAAACAAGGGGAAGACACCGAAACCAAGGTATCCACCCAGTGTACTTATTACAAGCTGACCATTGACGGCAAGGTAGTGATGGAGATTGACGTGGTTAACCTGATTGAAATGGTTAACGGCGTAGACCTGCTGGAAGCCCAACGCAAGGCCATTGGCCGCTAACCCCTGACGGCCAGTGTTAATCCGCTGGCCCTCCCTGACTGAACTGGAAAAAACCATGAAAAAAGTGACTGCTAAAACTGAACCTGTCGCCGAGATTAACGAGAATGTGGTGGTACTGGATACCCCATTAAAACGCGGCGATAGCCTGATTACTGAAATTGAAGTTTACCGCCCCAATGCTGGGTCGTTGCGCGGGGTGAGGCTGCTTGATGTAGCCAATGCTGATGTCGATGCGCTGATTATTGTGTTGCCCCGTATCACCTCACCGACACTGACCGCCGCAGAATGCAACCGTCTGGAGTTACCCGATTTAGTGGCGCTGGCCGGTAAGGTGGTTGGTTTTTTATCACCGAAACGGGGGGTGTAACGCTCGACCCGAAACTGGAAGTGGATGACCTGATGGCGGATATTGCCGCCATTTTTCACTGGCCGCCGTCGGAGCTTTGGGGGTTGAGCCTCACCGAGCTGGTGCGCTGGCGTCATAAAGCCCTGCTACGAAGTGGAGCCGTAAACCATGAGTAAGAGCTTACAGTTACAGGTATTGCTCAAAGCCGTAGACCAAGCTACCCGCCCGTTTAAAGCCATTCAAACCGCCAGTAAATCTCTCACTGGCGACATTCGCAATACGCAAAGCAGCATCAAATCCCTTGATGCGCAGGCGGCGAAAATTGACGGTTTCCGCAAGGCCAGCGCCCAACTGGCGGTCACCGGGCAGGCATTAAAAAAAGCCAAAGAAGACGCGGCGGCGCTGGCGATTGCGTTTAAAAACACTGAGAAACCCACCGCCCAACAAGCCCGGCTGATGGAGGGAGCCAAGCGCGCAGCGGCTGAACTGCAAACCAAGTACAACGGGTTGCGTACATCGGTACAGCGCCAGCGCGATGCGCTCAACGCTGACGGCATAGCGACCAAAAACCTGAGCAGTGAACAGCGCCGGTTACGCAGCAGTGCCGCCGAGGCGACTGTCGCCCTGAGTCGCCAACGGCAAGAGCTGCAACGCCTGAGTATGAAACAGGAACAGCTCAACCGTATTAGCAACCGTTACCAGAAAGGCAAAGCCGCCACCAGTGCGGTGCGTAATACCAGCGCGGCCAGTCTGGGCATAGCCACCGCCGGGCTGTACGGCGCGGCGAAACTGATTGCGCCGGGTATCGAGTTCGACAGCCAGATGTCCGGCACTCAGGCGATTTTGGGGCTGGATAAAAACGACACCAAGCTGGCCGCCATTCGTCAGCAGGCGCGTGACATTGGCGGCTCAACCGCCTTTTCTCCAACCGATGTGGCACGAACCCAAGACACGCTGGCCCGCTCAGGCTATGACGCTGACGCCATTCTGGCCGCCACTGAACCGACGGTTAACCTGTCGCTGGCATCCGGTGTGGATATTGCCGAGGCGGCCGATATTGTCACTAACATGCAATCGGCGTTTAACCTGCCATTAGACCAGATTCAACGCGTGTCGGACGTGATGGCGAAAGGCTTCACCAGTTCAAACACCAACCTGTTAGAGCTGGGCGAGGCGATGAAATATGTCGCCCCGATTGCCGAGGCCGCCGGGGCCAGCATCGAAGACACTACCGCGCTACTCGGTGTTCTGGCCGATAACGGCATAAAAGGCAGTATGGCCGGTACCAGTACCAGTGCGGTATTTAGCCGCTTACAGGCTCCTATCGGCAAAGCACCGGAAGCCTTGCGCGAACTGGGGATAACCACCCGCGACGGCAAAGGCAATATGTTGCCGGTGGAGAAAATCCTCAAAGATATTGACCGCTCGTTTAAAAAGAACAAGTTAGGCACCGCACAGCAAGCCGAATACCTGAAAGTGATCTTTGGTGATGAAGCGATGAAAGGCGCGGTGAAACTGGTGGCCGCAGCCGGTAACGGCAAGCTGGCGGAGAAGCAAAGTAAGCTAAAAAATGCTGATGGCACCGCGCAATCTATCGCCACGGTCAGAATGGACAACCTCGACGGCGACCTGAAAAACCTGAGTTCGGCATGGGAAGACTTAGAGATTGAAGTGTTTGAGAAACAGGACTCTGCACTGCGCCAACTGACCGTGACCGCGACAGACTGGCTGGTCAATGTCGCGGTGTGGGCCAAGAAAAACCCGGAGCTGGTCGCCACTATTACCAAAGTGACCGGCGGAGCGCTGGCACTGGTCGCCGGGTTGGGTGCGCTGGGGCTGATGGCATGGCCGGTCATGGCCGGGTTTAACCTGCTATTGGCCGGGGCCAGTCTGTTGAGTACCGGCTTTTCATTGATGGCCGGAACCATTGCTGCCGCACTCACGGCGCTGACATGGCCAATAGTGGCAGTGGTCGCGGCCATTGTGGCCGGTGGTCTGCTTATCCGTAAATACTGGGAACCTATCAGCGCCTTTATTGCGGGTGTGGCCGAGGGCTTTACTGCGGCCATGGGGCCAATCAGTGCCGCTTTTGAGCCGCTTAAACCGGTGTTTAACTGGTTTAGTGACAAGGTGAAACAGCTTTCGAACTGGTTCGCTGACCTGATTAAACCGGTGAAAGCCACGCAAGAAACCTTGGACGTAGCCACCAATGCGGGCAAGTTATTTGGTGAGGGTCTGGCGGCGGCGCTCAGTCTGCCGATGAACGCGCTGAATGCTCTGCGCAGTGGCATTGACTGGGTGCTGGAAAAACTCGGCATTATCGACACCAAGTCTGACGGGCTGGCCGATAAAGTCCCGAAAGATAACCCTTACGCGGGCGGATACTCACCCAGTGGCGGCGTGTTATATGGCGGTTATCAGCCGGTGACTGCGAATGCTGGCACCACTATCGTTGATAGCAGTGTGACCACTAACGATATCAAGATAACTATCCCGCCAGGCATGAGCCGACAAGATGCCGAGCGAATGATGACCGATGCGCTGGCAAAGAACGAACGGGATAAGCGCGTCCGTCAGCGCGGCCAAATGGAGAATTAATCATGATGTTATCACTGGGTTTATTTGTCTTTATGTTACAGACCACCCCTTACCAAAGCATGGGGCGCAATATTGATTACCGCTGGCCCACTAACAGCCGGGTGGGCCTGCGCCCGGCTGCGCAATTTCTTGGTGTCGACAGTGAGAAAATCACCTTATCTGGCGTGTTGTTGCCAGAGTTGACGGGTGGCCGTATCTCGCTGCTGGCGCTGGAAGTCATGGCTGACCAAGGCAAAGCGTGGCCGCTGATTGAGGGCAGTGGCATGATTTACGGGATGTTTGTGGTTGAAAGCCTGAGCCTGACCCGCAGTGTGTTTTTTGAAGACGGTAGCGCACGGCGCATTGAATTCACCCTCAATCTGTTGCGGGTGGATGAGTCGTTAACGGCCATGTTCGGCGACCTGCAACAACAGGCTGACGAGTTACTGGGTAAGGCAACAGAAATTACCGGCAAAGCGCAGGCCGCTATCGGGGGATTATTCTCATGATGACCGGCATGGCACTACCGGCGGGTGCGGATATGGCCCCGGACTTTATGCTGACCATAAACCAGAAAGATATTACGCAGAATATTCGTGACCGGCTGTTATCTATGAGTCTGACCGATAACCGCGGCTTTGAGGCTGACCAGCTTGATATCGAACTTGATGACGCTGACGGCCAGCTCGCCATGCCAGAGCGGGGCGCGGTGCTGTCGGTGTTCTTGGGCTGGAAAGGGGCGAGCCTGATTGGTAAAGGTGATTTTACCGTGGATGAGGTCGAACACCATGGCGCGCCGGACACGCTGACCATTCGCGCCCGCAGTGCGGATTTTCGCGGCTCACTCAATGCCCGGCGAGAAGTCTCTTATCATGAGACAACACTGGGTAAAGTGGTGGCGCAAGTGGCCGAGCGCAACAACCTGAAAGCGATGCTGGCTGACGGTCTGGCGGATATCGCTATTTCTCATATCGACCAGACCCAAGAGACTGACGCCAAATTTATCACCCGGTTAGCTTCACTGAATGGCGCGGTAGCCGCCGTCAAAGCTGGGCGATTGTTATTTATCAAGCCGGGCAGTGGTGTCACGGCCAGCGGGAAACCCATTCCGCAGATGACGATCACCCGGCAAGATGGCGACCAGCACAGCTTTAGTATTGCTGACCGGGGCGCGTATACCGGTGTCAGTGCCAGTTGGTTACACACCAAAGACCCCAAACCGGCCAAGCCGAAAAAGGTTAAGTTGCAGCGTAAGCCAAAGTTTAAGCAGCTCCGCGCACTGGAACACCCCAAAGCCAAACCGACCCGCACCAAAGCGGCCGCAGTGAAAAAGCCGGTGGAGGAAAAACAAGGGGATTATCTGGTGGGGTCAGAAGATAACGTTTTTGCTATCACGACAGTTTACGCCACGCAAAAAGCCGCTATGCGCGCCGCTCAATCTAAATGGGAGAAGTTACAGCGCGGTGTTGCGGAGTTTTCTATCACCTTAGCCATGGGCCGCGCTGATTTATTTCCTGAAACCCCTGTTGCGGTCAATGGTTTTAAATCGGTGATAGACCAACAGAGCTGGATAATCAGCAAGGTAACGCACAGCCTGAGTAACAGCGGCTACACCACCCAGTTATCTCTCGAAGTGTTGTTGTCGGATGTCACTTATGAGGCCTTAGAGTAACCACATTCAACTAATTGATATTTATTTCACAAATGCGAATACTGGTGATAAGATCAGCATAATTACTGAATATGCAGTTTCGGAGGTAAATATGATGCATTGCCCACGTTGTAAATTTGCAGCACACGCGAGATCCAGCCGTTACCTTAGTGACGAAACGAAAGAACGCTATCACCAGTGCACCAATATTAATTGCGGTAAAACCTTTAAGACCCATGAAACTATCGTTGAAACGATAATGGAACCGGGAATAATTAATGCTGTACCGCCCCACCCTAAAGGGAATCAAGGCGTGTTGTGGATGTAATTGAAGAAGCCTGCGAATTGCAGGTTTTTTTATATCAAAATTCTGTGTAATTCGTATCTTATTGGGGATAACTGGCGGTTTATCGTGCTTGCTGCGGGGTGCAGCTTTTAAGGTGAGAAAAGTGCCGTAGACACAATGTAGTCATTTTGTAGTCACTCTGCTGCCACTTACCAAATCTCAGGCACAAAAAAACCGCCTCACGGCGGTTAACGACATACTCATACTACTTTGTTTTACTTATACTATTTTCCATGGTGCCCGGGGCGGGACTTGAACCCGCACAGCCATAAGCCGAGGGATTTTAAAAAATAAAACATAACCAATGAAAACATAAAGTTAAGTTATATCAATTGGTTAATTGTGAGTATGTTTGGCTATATTTGCGCAGGGTTAGTTTGCGCCGCCATTAAAAATTAGTCATTTTCGAGCTTGTCATAGGGATTTAATGTTAGTGCTGCATCCAGATGATCCGGGGCGAAATGTGAGTAACGCATAGTCATCACGATAGTGCTGTGACCAAGGATTTGTTGCAGTACCAGAATGTTGCCGCCCCCCATCATAAAGTGGCTGGCAAATGTGTGCCGCAGTACGTGAGTACGCTGTCCTTTAGGCAGTTCTATCCCCGCCCTTTTTAGTGCATTTTTGAAAGCATCATAACAGGATGAAAACATTGGCCCGCGCCGTTTAGGCAAGCGGTCATATAAACGTTTGGATATGGGAACTGTACGATTACGCTTACTTTTAGTCTGAGTAAATGTGACACGATTCGGCATAAGTTGAGACTGAGAAAGCCCTTGTGCCTCACTCCATCTTGCACCGGTAGCCAGGCATAAGCGAACCACATTACCCAGGTCTTTATTTTCCGACTCGTCACAAGCAGCCAATAGCCGCTTTATATCGTCAGGATAGAGAAATGCCAGCTCCTGATCACCCTCTTTAAATTGGCGTAAGCCATCCAGAGGATTATCACCCTCCCACTCCCCTAGCCGTTTTAACTCGGAAAATACCGCCCGAAGATAAGAATATTCACGGTTAACCGTTGCTTGTTTCGGAGCCGCCCTGCCCTTAGCTTGCCATTTACCGTTAAGCCGCTGTTCCCGATAAACAGCAAAAGCATTCTTATCAAAATCCGTGACAAGTGGGTCACCCAACCGTTCACAGATAGCCTCTAACTTTACCTTTCGGGTTTCGCCCGATGTTAGAGTTTGCCCGTGCATCTCGTACCAACGACTAACCAAATTGCTGAGTTTCAATGTATTACCAACCGAAGCCTCAACAACCTGATCTTTCTGCATCATGCGGCGCTCAAATGAGAGAGCCTCACCCTTAGTGGCAAACTGCTTGCGAAGCCGTTCACCACGCCGTCCATTGGGATAACACTCACAAATCCATTTGCCAGTGGTTAATTTACGAACAGCCAAAATTAATGCCCCTATTTATTTTTTAGATATATATTTAAAAAATTCATTAAGGCCAGCTCCGCCCTGATCATTATAATAAATCTGCTTGTATTCTTTAGACGTCTCATCATGTCCATACTCATCAGATATAGTGAGTTCAGAAAAATCAGTAACGGGTATAAATTTCTGAATATCTTTTAATGCTTGTGCCCGAGTTTTTGTAATAGTCACTTTATCTGCAATCAAATAATCATTTTTACTATAAATTTTAGGCATGGCAGTTACGGTGATTTTATCTACACCCGTGTGAATGAAGCTACGATATATGCCATAGATCGCTGCTCTTTCTGTTTGTTCAGAAATCACTATTTTTAGATCATTCGGAAATACTTCTGGAGATAATTGGATATGAAGAGGTTTTTTTGAAATTACTTTAAAAGTGCCATTGTCAGTAGAAAAATCATTAAACTGTTGAACCATATCTGGAACAGATGGGAATTTTGTCGGACCATCGGCATAGACGATACTGGAAAAAATCACAGTGGATGCAAAAATTAACTTATTGATTAGATTCATTATAAAAAATCTCCATATTCGTAAAAATAATGCTTATTCACTATTTATTGTTAGCTAATTTATTCGGCTTCGATTGCGCGAACGCATCGCCAACCGCCTGTATATTTAGCCTTGCCGAGTCATCCATTGCTCGGTAATTCTCTACTAATTTCAGCTCTTCTGTAGAGATAGTATCTGGAGGGGTTCGTTTCCCAGTCAGTATATACATGACGTCTAAACCATACTGAGCATTCAACAATGCGAGTGTGGCTGCATCAGGTACAGTTTCCCCTCTCTCGTATTTACCCCATGTTCTGGTTGAAACACCAAAATTTGTCGCCATAGCCTCTTGGCTTTCACCCGTTTTTTCCCTTTCTTCACGCAGTCGCGCGCCAATTAGGAATAATAATTCCTCTTTTTTATTTGACATAGGAACAATACTTCCTTAAATTGTGTTGTACAGGAACTTAGTGGATCACAATATATCATTATGAAACAAGTCGAACATGATCAACGCTCGCGATTACCGAAAGGAATCGCCTCAAAAAATCCTACCCCCATGCGTTTATCTGATGGTGAACGCTCTGAATTAGAAGCACTTGCAGCAAAAGAAAGTCGTTCAATTTCCAGTATGGCCCGCCTGGTTTACTTGCGCGGGATCGCTGCTATTCAGGCTGATTGATAAGGGGAAATTATGGGTAATGTCACCATTAATATCACCGTACCCACGGGCTATGTCTCTCTGAAAGAATATGCCGTAATGACTGGTATCCCTTTCGCTACCTGCCGGGGAATGGTGCGCGATGGCCGGATTATTATTCGTCCGAAAATTAAAGCCGGAGACAAAGTTGAAGTTAACTTGGTCGCTATGTTGAAAGATGCCATTGCCAATAGTTAGGGGAAAATACAATGCATACCTTAACCGCCATCAGCCGTAACACGTCAATTTATCGCGGGTTTGTAATTAATTTTCGTCGCAGAACGGCCATTAACTTACTTAATCGGTATGAGGTTTTCTTGGGTGAGCAGTCTTTCGGCTTGTTTGACGCGCAAGCACTCGCCACCGGATTTATCGATCAGTTACACGACGAGCGTGAGACAGGAGCCGCAGCATGAAATCACCTTGCCTACAGATAGCTAACGCCATACTGCAAACGCACAGCGCTGATATGGCCGAGCTAATCAATCGCCAAGTAGGGAAAGATGGCATTTATTCATTAAGAACAAGTCTCCATGCACGTGAAAAGAAAGCCATCACCAGCAACACATTGGCAGGTTTGAGCATGATTACCGCCATAGCATGGCAGTTGCGTGAAAACGAATTGGCCACTTTTCACCAACTAAATGCAGCAACACAGCAATTCCGTGAATCTGGCGCGCTTCCTCCTCCGTTTAATGAAGAGGTGCCGACATGCCAGGGCAACTAATTGAATTGACCAGCGGTGTATTGGCCGTGCTGGTGTTTCTGATCTGGGTTGCTGTTTTGTCTGCCCGCGCTGTGATCCGCGATCACCGCCGCCGCACCAGTATCAAAAGAGCAGCAGAGCGCAAAGCACGTCAGTAATTTTGACAAGGCTCCACTCACGTTTATTTAAGGTGAATTAAATGGCTTGTACTTGTTTTAACGATGTCGCCGCTAAAGCGGACTCTGCATTACGGGAAAAGAACGCTGATTCAATCGGTAAAGTTGACGAATCACGCTTTGACCGCGAAATGCTTTCCTTTAGCCGTGGCGATTATTGCCCTGTTTCTCTTAATTATATTTTCCGTTATTACCGCAAGAAAAAAGACGGCACCAATGAACAAAGAATCACCAATTCAGATGTTTATATAGTGATTAAGCATTGTCCATTTTGCGGCACAAAATTTGATGGAAAAGCAGTCTGATAGTTTCTATTTATAAATGGACATTTAAGGGGCGGTAATGAAACAAGCATATTCCACATTAATTAACGACCTGTTGCAGCAATACCACTTCAAGGCCGAAAACATGCGCATCGCTTCCGCTGTTGCCGACGAGGTGCGAATGTTTTCGCTGAATGATTATGCCTTTCGTCTGAGTGTTGGTCTGGAGGGTTTGTTAAGTGCCGCGCACGCATCCGGGGATCAAGATAGCGCTCAGGAATTAGAGCAACTGGTCACTCAGTGTAATGGCGGTGATATTCCCAAACCTTTACATCACTAACCGGCTTTAATTTATTTTTTCTGATAAGTCACACCGTGAGGTGAATGATGGAGCAAATTAATTCGGATGAGTCACCACTTTCAATGCAGGAGTGGAATCAGAAAGTAGGTTTACGGCATTTAGACCGCATAAAGGAATTGTTTAAAAAGGATCCAGATGAAGAGTTTGAACGGCGTCTGGAATTATTAAGCAAGGGTAAAACAAAAGGCATTATTTATTATGCGGCTGGGATAAAGAAAGACAGCCATGATAGAAAATTCAGGGAATTGGAATTTCACGAAAGAAAAGCAGTGCGTAAAGCAGCTTTAGATTTATGGGTTGATTTAAATTCAATCCCGAAAGACTTGTTGTAAATAAATAGCGTTTTAGCGGGCTATTAAAAATGGCGCATTTATCGTGCCGGGATTCCTATTATCTAAAATAAGGTGATGTGATATGGAAAAGCAGAAAGAAAATACAGACATTCCAGCAATTATATATTTACGAAATTTTATTAACAGACGTCCGGAGCATGGCCTTACTCATGGGGAGAAAGATAAGGCCCTTGCTGATCTTGCCTACCTAGAGCGCGCGATCAATAAACAATCAGTCACTATAGATGCATTGAGAAAACAGGTGGAAATAGTTTCCGGTGCTGCAATGAAAGTATCAGGCTACTTGGATTCGATAGTAGCGGCGATTGAAGCAACAACGCACGGCAAAGGCTGCACCACTAATTACGCACACCAGACTGTGATTAATGTTATTTCAGCCATTAGTAAAACCGAATCAGCCTACAGGGAAGCGTTGGATATGCGGGGGGTACCAGCATTTCATGCATTAAAAATAATCCCGGAGTATTTCGACGCCGTATTCATCGGATATAAAAAAGCTGAATTGCGACTGAATGACCGTGATTATTCTGTCGGAGATTGTTTAATTTTAAATGAGTGGGAATTAAACGCCGGATATTCAGGGCGGAGTATTGTAGTTGAAGTTACGCACGTGACTCCATGTGATTTCGCTATACCCAACTACGTCATGCTCTCATTTGATGGAATTGATTCTATAGATTGTTACCGTGATGGTTCTGACGAAGGTATCCCATTTTGAATACTAATAATTCGCTCCCTCCATTGATCTGTTCTTTCTTCCGACTCATTAATAAGGCCGGAAAGTTGTGTTGCAAGTTAATTGCAAAGCGCCGAGCCAAAAAATGGCTAAAAGATAACTGTCTTATTCTGGATACCGAAACCACGGGCCTTGGCAAAGATGCCGAGATTATAGAAATATGCATTATCGATTGCACCGGTAAGGTATTGCTCAATACGTTGGTTAAGCCACACAATCCCATCCCAGCCGAGGTAACTGCGATTCATGGTATTACGAATGAAATGGTCGCCGCCGCCCCAACATGGCGTGATATTCATTGGCAACTCATGGCGCTCATCCACACCAGAATACTAGTTATTTACAACGTTGATTTTGATGTCCGGTTAATTCTGCAAACAGCGGGAATAAACGGCTGCGGCTTTGGTTCTCTTGAGCTTAACGCCGAATGCGCCATGCGCAATTATGCTGAGTATTACGGCCAGCGGGATGAGAAGCGGAATAAATTTAAATGGCAAAGGCTGAGTAATGCAGCCGAACAACAAGGCGTTGTTATTGATGGAACGCCGCACCGCGCACTTGCCGATTGCAAAACAACGCTAGGTGTTATCCGTGCCATGGCGGGGGTGAAATCATGAAACGTATTTTCTCCCCGCTGAAATGGGCCGGTTCCAAAGGCCGTATTATGCCAATCTTGCGCCAGCATCTACCCGCAGGTAAACGGCTGGTAGAGCCGTTCGCCGGGTCATGCTCAATTATGCTGAATACTGATTATGACGAATATTTAATTGCTGACATTAACGGCGATTTAATTAATTTCTATCAGCAATTACAAAAAGATTATAAAACCGTCATTGTTCTTGCGGAAGAGCTTTTCAGATTAGATAACAACGAGGCTGATTATTATTTTAATCGCCAATCTTTTAATGAGCGTGAATTTAGCGACGAATTCAACGCCGCCATGTTTTTATATTTAAACCGTCATTGCCATGGCGGTATTTGCCGCTATAACCAAAAAGGCGAATTCAACGTTCCCTACGGAAGATATAAAGCGCCTTATTTCCCCGAAACCGAGATCCGCTATTTCGCTGAAAAAGCCCAAAAGGCCACGTTTGTATGCTGTGATTTTTCCGAAGCATTAACAATGACCATGCCGGGCGACGTGGTTTATTGCGATCCGCCCTATATCCCTACATCCACGACCGCAGATTTTACCAGTTACCACACCAGCGGCTTTGGTTCTAATGAGCAATTTTGGTTGTCGGAAATACTCACGATCACCGCAGGTCAGGGTTGCCATGTTATTGCATCGAACAGCGATACTCCACACGGCCGGTATCTTTACGAAAGTTTCGATATTCACAGCATCACCGCCCCCCGCTCTGCCAGTTGTAAAGCCGATGGTCGTAAAGCTGTAGGTGAAATCATTGCGACCTTGGGGGCGGCAATATGACCACAAACGCCTATTACAACGAGATTGATCCCTATGCAGCCCAGTGGCTGAGAAACCTTATTAAAGCCGGTCATATTGCCCCCGGCTATGTTGATGAGCGGAGTATTGAAGATGTCAAACCCGACGACTTACGAGAATTCACTCAGTGCCATTTCTTTGCAGGAATCGGCGTCTGGTCATATGCCTTGCGACAAGCTGGATGGCCTGACGACGAGCCAGTTTGGACAGGCTCTTGCCCTTGCCAGCCTTTCAGCGCGGCAGGCAAAGGCGGCGGGTTTGATGATGAGCGGCACCTGTGGCCCGCATTCTTTCACCTCATCCAACAGCGCCGGCCACCAACAATTTTTGGTGAGCAGGTTGCAAGCAAAGACGGCCTTACATGGCTCGACCTTGTACAAGCTGACTTGGAAAGTGCGAATTACTCCCCAACAGCGGTCGATCTTTGCGCTGCGGGCTTCGGTGCGCCGAACATCAGGCAGCGCCTCTTCTGGGTGGCCGACACCGACGACCAGAGATTACAAGGGGGTGTCGGGGTTGGGCAGACAAATGCGGAAAGGGAATTTCACGGACACGCTGGCGAATGCGTCAGCCATAGCGGGCTGGCCGACACCGACTTGCGATACAGCCCAACGAACGAAGCCCTATGCGCAGGGTGGAATGCCTTTAACGCTAGCAGCTACCTTGTCGGGATGGACAACGCCAACAGCGGGAAATGGGAAAGGCAGCAAGACACCGCCGTTGAGGCAGGGCGGCATGACATTGAACGGGCAGGTTCTTTTAGCGGGATGGCCGACACCGTTAGCAACAGAGGCCCGACTGGGGTATCAGAACCGGAACACGGGCAAGAAAGGAACTCAGGAAAGCCTCACGACAGTAGTGATCAATTCAATTGGGAGCCGAGACCATCTTCCGTTGCATCAGGCGGCGCGGTTAATGGCTTCTGGCGAGATGCTGACTGGCTCCTGTGCAGGGATGGAAAGTGGCGGCCAGCTGAATCCGGCACATTCCCGTTGGTTGATGGGATTACCAATCGCGTGGGACGACTGCGCGCCTACGGAAACGCCATTAATGCTCCGACGACAGAAGCATTCATTAGGGCATATTTAGCCACGCCCCTGTGGATAGCTATTGATCTGGCTGGCGTCACTGAATGACCGAGCATTCACGAAGCCGCATCACCCCAGTACCACCGCTGCCTTATCCGGGCAGCGGTGATGTTTCTATTGAATGGGAGCACTCATGGAATGCCCCGCGCCCTGCCATTGGTGGCTACCAATCTTTAGCACCGGTCGCAGTGGTAGCAAAACCAAAATCTCACCCGCTGGTTATTCGCTATGTGAAACGCCTGAATGCATTGGGATATACCGAATTACGCGAGCCTAATCAAACCTTACTTAAAATGCGCAGGGAACGCGCCGAGCTTGAGCGCCAAGTCTATTTGCGTGAGAAACAGCAATGGGCTGATTCACCGCAAGGTGTCGAGGCCCGCATTGATCAGCAGCCTATTTTTATTAAGTCACACTTTCAAAATAAAATTAGATGGTTACGTGAAAACCATGGCGATAAACATACCAATGCATTCTTAACCGGCACCGGCAAGAATGCATTGTTACGTCTGGATGCTGTGCGCGAATATCAGGGAGTGAGCAAGGGCCGCAAATCTGAGTTAATGGCTTATTTTCAGGGGATTTACAGCCACCTTGCCGAGCTAAACAAGCGCCGGGTTAAGTCGCTGGCGAATGATGTTGCTGGCCGCATTAATGAAATGTTTTGCACTGAGGTATCAACACCCACCGACGAAACCCGCACCTTATCTGATGCCGAGTTATTAACCATTTATCGCAATATTGCGCTTGAAGTGCGATCTTTACGGGTCAAGCCACCGCACTGGCGCGAGCTGGGGCCGAAGCCCAACCAACCAGATGAACCAGTGGATCGTGCAGTTTATCATTCTGCTATTGCCCGACTGATTAATGCGGATTGGTGGGAGAGTAAATTGTGGCGGCTGCGTAATGATTGGCGAGAAAGCCAGTTGCGCGCCGCTGGCTTGATCCATAAGCGTGCCGCACCTTACATCAGCAAAGAAGCGCTGGCCGACTGGATGGAGCAAAAGCGCCGCAACCGTGAATTCTTCAAGCGACATGAATTAGTTGATGATGAGGGCAACACCGTTTCTTTAGAGGCAATGGTGGACGCCAGTATCAGTAATCCGACTATTCGCCGCCATGAGTTGATGGCGCGCATGAAAGGGATCGAACTGGTCGCTCAGTCGCGTGATGATGTGGGCATGTTCTATACCATTACTTGCCCATCCAAAAATCACGCTAACAACCAAAGCGGCCACGCTAACCCAAAATGGAACTACACCACGCCACCACAAGCGCAAGCCTATCTCACCAAGTTATGGCGCAACATTACTTCCAAACTGGGCCGTGAAAATCTGCGCGTCTACGGTTTTCGTGTCGCTGAGCCGCATCATGACAGTACGCCGCACTGGCACTTACTGTTATTCATGAAACCGCAAGAATGCCACGCCATCACTGAGATCATACGCACCTATGCCGTAAAAGAGGATCGTGCAGAATTAGGTAAGCGCACCAGCGCCCGGTTTACCGCCAAGCGGCTGGATCCGAAGAAAGGCAGCGCCACCGCCTATATTGCTAAATACATCAGTAAAAATATTGATGGTTACGCGCTGGATGGCGAATTAGACAATGAAACCGGCAAGCCGATGAAAGAGACGGCCCGCTTTGCTATGGCCTGGGCATCACGCCACCGAATCCGCCAATATCAGCCAATAGGCACCCCGCCGGTGACTGTCTGGCGAGAGCTGCGCAAGCTGAATAACAAGCTACTCAATGACCTGATTAAATCAGATGAATTTAAGTTAGCCATACAGCACCTGATTGATGAAGAAACTGACCCCGCAGACATTGCAGCGAAAGTGGCTGCAATGCGAGGGAAAAAGCTATTACTTGATCCGGCTATGGATGCGGTTATGTCGGCGGCTGATGTCAGTTGTTTTGCTACTTACATCATGCAACAGGGTGGCGTCTTAATCCCCCGCGAAGAATACACCGTGCGTATCGCCTATCAGGACAACGAGCAGCCCAACGCCTACGGCGAAACCACCGAGAAGATTTACGGCATCTATTCCCCGCTTTTGGGCGAGGCGTCGCGCATATGCACCCGTCTAAAAAGCTGGAAGATTGTCGCCCGTAAAAAGGCGAAACCCGCCGTTGCCGTGGGGGTTGATGTTTTTCAGGACGGCCCCGCCGTCCCTTGGAGTTCTGTCAATAACTCTCCGGTAGAGCAAAAAATACGCGAACCGGAGGAGGCCATAGACAGAATATTAGAAGAAAAAATAATCGATTTCACCGCACTCACCGATGCAGAACGCCGGGCCTTATTGCGCAGGATTAAAAACGCGCCGGTAGCAACGATTAAAACTAATCCATTGACGCCAGCCGAGGAGTTATCACGCCAGGTATCAGCCGAAAAGGCCGTCCAGCGGCAAGAAAAAACCGTACAACTGGCACCAGTGACAACAAAAATCCGCGATTTTGCCGAGTCAATCGGGCTTTCCATCAGCAAACAGCAAGCGCAATCACTGGCTTGTGGCGCAACGTTGACCATCGGCGGCCAGAACTGGCGGGCAAGAGAGGATTATTGTTTGTACCAGTGCCAACCAACCACCGCCCAGCGGGTATTTAGCGTCATGAGCCGCGTGGCAAAATTACGAGAGGGAGCAAACCGTGAAAGTCACCCGCATTAATTACACCGACACCATTTGCACATTGTTAGCCGATGAGCAACAAATTGCTCAAATGCTTGGCGATGTATGGAATCAATATTTACAGCTTTCGATTGAACATCCTTGTGAACGTGACGAGTTCTGCCGAGCCATTCACGATTGCCAGAGGATCATATTGGCCCGCCCGGCAATCCGTGGGCTGGCTGAAAAAGGGCAGGGATATAAAAAATAGCCATATCTTATTAGGAGAATGAAATGCTCAAAGCAGATATTCAGTTTTTATTTGATGAAGAAATGGAACGCCGCAGAGTTGAAATGGTTGCAGTTAGAGCTGTTTGTTTCGTCAATAGCTACCTTGCGGCCCGGTTAGTCTTTGGCGACTTTAAAAACCAAACCCTGAAATTTCATGAGAATGGCATTGTCGATGTTTTTGCAGAAATCGCATTGCTTCACCGGATTGCGGCGTTAAAAACATTTAAAGAAGACGAGGAAAGCTATAAACATTTCACCTCAAAAATAGAAATTATTGGCCTGGGGCGCTGGTATTCAAATCGATTTATACGGATTAAATTTTAAAAGGTGGCTGATTATGACAGCAGTAAGCGAACGTAAACGCGCCCAGCGCCAGCGCGATAAAGAGTTAGGCATCACCGAGCTTACTTTGCGTATAGATACCGCAGAAATGGCAATGCTTTTGGAGGGCTGCGAACAGCGCCGCATTGCTCGCGGGCCTTATGAGCGGGCCGAGTATTTGATCGGCTTGCTTCGCCAAGACAATAAATTGCTACACAAGCAGCTTAATGAGTTGAGGAAAGGTAGTTGTAAGCGGTGCGGTGACACATTGCCGGGTGATAAGGCTGGTTGCTGTTTGCAGGGGGACACGGAGTGTTGGCAGACGTTGGGGTATAAGAAACTGATGTTGGATACAATTTAGCTGACTGATAAATGTGTAAAAAAGCCACATATTTTCGTTGTGGCTCATAGACGGCTATCAGGCCATGTTTGAGCTAATACATATTATCCAATCTAGTAGCCCTTTACACACGATAACTAACACTTTTAGTCATACCATGATTTGAACATGTACCGTTTTTTCGCATCTTGTTCTGACATTCCTGTGTAAGTTGAAAACTTTGAAAAATCTGGTTTGATTATAGGCTCCAAGCATTTCAAATATGATTCCTGCTTATTCTCATAGGTTGGAATCCCTCCCCACTCTCTGATCCTGCTTAACTCAATATTACTCGCAGCAATGGCGGGAAACTCTAACAGGAAGTGATGAAACTCAACTATCAGATTGTCTATAAGTGCGATAGAAGATTCTGTTATGTCCACATATCCGCCACAAAGTTTGTGGCCAAGAATAATCTGGAACTTTTCAAGCGTTAATCCATTACTATCAAGAGGAATCTTTTCTTTAACTTGTTCACTCAATTCATTTCTGAACCGAAGCAAGCCCATTGCCTCGTTATAGTTACCGAACATAGCGCCAACTCTAACGCTGTTTCTCCATGTTTTCCTCAGCTCTTCGGGGGATGGAGTTTTGACCTTCATCTTCAAGATGCGATGCTTGATTTTCCATGCGATAGACTCGAAGCATGTTTTGTTTGCTGTAGGTATGGATCGTATAAAATATAGACCGTTAGTGCTGAATGTTACATCCTCAAACTTGGTAACTATCGTAGCGAAAGCCATAGCTCTTGCTAGCGGTTCATCGCTATCAATGTCAATATAGTTGGCCTTGATAGAAACCAAGTGACTGATACAGTCTTGAGCAAGAGCTACGGCCTGTATGGATGTAACAAGATTGTCTCTGGCGATTCTTTGCAGACCCTGTATTTTGTTGATATATACGGCAGATAAGCCCCCAAAAAAGGCTGAACCGAACGCTAACGCTACAGGAAAAAGATAATCTTTCGCATAGTCGGTTGTAGGCCGAAGTGACTCGATAGCTTCAACTATCGCATCAGTATTTTGGTTCATAATGAGGAAGTCTGTAATAGTCATAGTTTACCCGCAGCCAAGTAAATTAAAAATGTGTCTAAGAAATTTGGTAATCTAATCCTATTGTATAACTATCATTTGATAGCGTTGTTCTGCAAATTTTCTTTATTCCTAATTCCTTTGCAATTGATAATAAACACTTAACTTGATAATTAGGCATTTTTTCACCAATGCAAAGTAATTCAATATGCTCAGGACTGTACTTGAAAAGCCTGTTCCCCTCCATTGAGATATATCTAACTTCTTGCTCATACTCCCAGTCTTTATTTTTAGATGAAGTTAACTTACCGATGTGTTTAAACACCTTAAGTTCGTTTTTTTCGACATAAAGTTGGTTAGATAACTCAATTAAATTAACAACAGGATAATCATTTATATAATCTATTTTATATGGCCCAGAAATAATTTCTTTTTTTAGCTCGCTATTTACATCACAGAATATGTCATCTCTAAATTTCAATGCAAACCCACGAAGGCCGTTACCGTAATGTCCCCACATAAGTCTACTTGTTAAAGGGCTTAGCGAATCGTCAGATGGATTTCCATCAGAAACAAAGCAGCAAGCTCCGCCATTTGTGTAGCTCTCAACAACAGTATTAAAGGCATGCCTAGCTATTCTAAGAATTTCATTCTTAAGTGTTTCACCTTTATTCAGTATCATTATTTTTGCGAGTACATCTAATGTTTCATTAGAGTTTTTTAAATTCAGAAACCTATTCAACTCTCCTGATGAATTCATAGCTTTAATCAATTTAACCATATTAGAATCTGTCAATTCTCCATCTATTATTTTAACCTGACCCTCAAACGGATCATTGAAATCGCAGACCTTTGAAAACCAGAGAGAAGAATTATATAAGGAGGATAGAGAATTATCATTTAAAGTGAAAAATTTATATAGCATTCTGCCGTCTTAGCCTTTAAGTATTCAATTTTTATGTACATGCTACACAAGGATGAAGATAAATCACACAATAACAATGTGTTTTTGAGGCTAAAGAGGTTTGAGCTGCTTCTTTTAAGCGTTGTAGCTCATGAGTATATAGACGCAAAACTATAAGAAACTGATGTTAAAAAACCTATAGCGGGTGCTAATAGTGTACCACGGCAATATTGGATAAGATATGAAAATGAATAGATATGCGTCAATTTGAATAGAATAAAAATCACATCTAATTTACCCCCCCCAAATTACCCCACACAAAAGCGCCTCTACACTACACAGAGAGGCGCGTTTTTATTTCACCTTCTCATAACGAATCGTTTCGAGCCAAAAAGGCAGGGTGCCGCACATGCATTCAGGGGGTGATTTCGGGCATATATGAGGAGGATTGAAGTACCGCTCACACCTCTTTCCGTGCGCTCCCCCCGCCCGCGCTTTGCGTGACTAAATATTCAGTTTTTATGCAGTTAGAAAGTAGTTAAAAACCCAGTGCTGGCACGGCTTAGATAATGATTAAGAGGTGAATAGAATAATGCGGATTGTTGCGTCTTGAACTTGCAGGGCTGTAGTGGTCAGCTTACTAAACAATTTGAGCAATTATCACAGATTTTCGAGGTGGTCGTTGCGGCTTGCTCTTTTAAAAACGTGACATGGCATAGAAACAAAATCAAGAGCCTTGTGACATGTCACAGAAAGTAAAATCCGTGGGATGTGACAGGCAGTTCGGGAACACTTAGTATAAAATGTTGGGTAATTATTATTTTAAAAGGAATGTGAAAAATGGCATCAATACTACTTTCACTTTTAGGCGTACTTGTAGGAACTATTGTACCTTTTGTTGTTTATCGACACACAGTGTGGAAAGATAAATACAAATTAGACATCGAATTAATTGCTGAATATGAAAAAAAACCATGTAATAAATATCTTGTTGAAAAGTTATTTTTCTGGCTAACAAAATGTCAAAATACTACTTTCGATGAAATTAGTTTACTATTAAATTCTACCCATCCATCAAGATCTATCTTGTTTTTTGAACATGCTAATTGCCATTCAAAAGTTTGCTATGTAGTCAATGAAAACCTAGCTATCTATGCAGATGGTTTCGAATCTAAAACCAAAAGAAATATAAAAAAGATAGGTTATTTTATTTCATATCTTCTCTGTTGCGCTGTACTGGTAATGGCATATACATTCATAATCAGCAATGAAATAATAACTAATCCTGAGATCTTCCATTCAAACTCAACTCTAATTAATGAACTTGGTCGTATTATAGTCTGGATATTTATATCACTACTTTTTCTTGCGCTCGCATTCTGGAGCTTATATATAGGAAATAGTATCTCTATGGCTGAAAATTTCATTAAACACTTCAACAACCAGCCCAATGAACTTCACAGCCCTATCGAGAATGAATCATCTATCAGCACAGAGCTAGATAGTGCTGAAATATCCCCGAACTAGTTAGCCCGCAGAAACCAATAAATCATAGGGGCGGAACCTCACCACCTCCTCCCCTACCCAGTCATTAATTTCCATCAGCCGCTCCTGCAAGGGGGCCAGTTCGTTAATGGCGAATACTCGCGCGGCCTTTTCCACATCACCAAATCCGCCGGTGTTGTTGGGTAAAATACCCATCAATTGCGGTGGTACTCGCTGCATAGCGAGCTGGTCGTCGCGGGTGACATTCTTAATACTGGCGAATTCATCTTTCGCCGCCACTTCTGCTAATGGGATCACCTGTATCCCGTCTTTTTTACCGGCTGGGGCGTACATAAACAGATTGCGGAAATTGCCCGGCCCTTTGGATTCTTTCAGCGCCTTGCGTAAGGCGTCGATATCCTCCTGTTTGTGGGCGGCGTCGTTCATATACAGGATAAATCCGGCATGACTACCATTCAGATAATATTTACGGCGAAATAGCGTTGCGGCTTCATTAAGCCAGGTCGAATTTAGCGAGGCGAGATATTCAGGAACGCCGTAGATCTCTTGGTTAATATCCGGGTCTAGCAGGTGAAAAACGCTGTTTGCTTCAAAAGGGTGTGGGTTGGCATAGGATGAGACATACCAATAGGTGTCAGTCTCCACGCCTCGGCGGGTATATTTTGCCGGGCTGGGAACCAGTTTCATAATACCACCCAGCCGGTTATAGCGGACCTCTAAAAATGAGTTGGCGAACACCAAAAAATCCAGCGCATAGCGGCTAAAATCCTGCTTTGATAGCAGCCGGTGCGGCTCAAACAGGCTAACCAGTACATTACGTTTCATATAGATAGGCGAGCTATGATGCACCGCCGCGCGGAATGATTTAGCCAGACCGTTGAATGATACCGGCGGCTCATACCAGCGATCCATTACTGCACATTCCAGATAATCCAGAATATCGCGCTGATCCATCATCGGGATCGGGTCGTCAAACGTAAACGTCTCGGCTTGTGGTGTGCTATTGCCCGCTATGGCCGCTGTTACTTTGATCGGGCGGCTTTTCCTGTTGCGTTTACTCATTAATATATCTCCATCACACTGGTGTTATTGCTGTTAATGCCCTCAAGAGGCTCATGGAATAAGGCGTGCATAATGGCCCAGGCCACATCACCGTGGCTGACGTCTTTTGAGCGGTCAGTGACAAAAGTGGCGTTGCGGCCGGTGGCGGTCATGGTTTTGCGGATAGACATAAACGCGGTGGCAATATCAATGCAGCCCGCGTCAAACTCCAGACGGCCGCCATGAATAATATTTTTGGCCTTATAAATCAGGTCAGCTTTCATTTCTAAGCTGTAGTGAATGGCGTTAACCGCCGGGAAGAATTGCCGTACTAATTGCGTCACGGAGCGGCCCAGCCCGGTATCATCAATACCGATGTAAGTGACGTTATAGCGCTCGGTGATTTTTTTGATATTGCTGGCCTGGTCAGCAAAATCCATCCCTTTCCACTGATGGCGCTCCAATACCCTGAATTTACCGCCCGCCACCACTGGCGGCGCAATCACCGCACAACCGGCACTATCACCGGTGCTGGCCGGGTCGTAGCCAATCCACACCGGCCTATCACCAAACGGGCGTAGCGCCAGCAGTTTGACGTCTGTCCATTTTTCCCAGCTATCCACCATGCAACGCTGCATTTCGGCCAGTTTGAACGTGGAGGCGTTATCATCAATAAAGCCGCACATAAACAGGTTTTCAAAATCTTCATCACTGTTTTCATTGCGTAATTCATCAATATCAAACAGGTCGCAGCCGCCTTTCAGTGCGTCCTCAATAGTGACAATCTGCCGGTACTGCTTATCCTCACACAACCGGCCAGCCGCCAATCGGGGGTAGCTGACATCAATTTCAATGCGTTTATCTTTTGCTTTACCTTTGTTAAATAGGGTGCCAGCCCAGAACGGGTAAGCCTCATGTGAGGTGCTGGACGGGGTGGAAAAATAGGTAGCGCGATACTTTTTCTGCGAGGCCATACCCGATGCGGCACGACGTAACTTCTGAAAGCCGGGTATCCAAAAATACTCATCCAGATAGAGATTGCCGGGGCGGCCCTGTGCGGTGCTGGCGTTAGTGCCGAGAAAGTGCATTTCAGCGCCATTGGGCAAAATAATTACCTCACCGCGCAAATCAACATCCACTTGACGCGCCGCCGCCACAATATAATTTTTAAACTGGTGCGCCTGCGCTTTTGAGGCCGAAACAAACATTTGGTTGCGGCCAGTGTCGAGCGCATCGAGCAGCGCTTCCCATGAGAAAAAGTAGGTTGCACCGACTTGGCGCGATTTTAAAAAGTTACGAATGCGGAAATCAGGCGATAAACCAGCCTCATACCAGTTGCGCTGATAGTCGAACATGGATTCATTGAAAATATCTTTCAGCCTGGCAACTTGCGCCTCACTGAATATATTTTTCTGCGGTGCCTTGCGTGTTCCGCTGTTGCGCTTCTCAATATTGGGGTTGAGATCGGCCTCGTTGCCGCCATCATTGTATTTACCAATGCGAGCGTGACGCTCGGCTTGTCGGCCCAGCAAATCAATCTCTTTGTAGTCTTTCGGCTCCTTGACAGGCTTCATTATCAGGCGGCAATATTCCGCTGCCGTGGTCAGCTGCATCTGATCCAATGGCCCGTACGCGTCCCACTTGTCGCGGCGCTTCCAACTGTGTACCGTGACGGCTTTCTCACCGATCATTTCCGCAATTCGGGCGATACGCAGCCCTTGCCAATACAGATACATGGCTTGACGGCGGGGGTCTAAATCGGCATTGATAGCAACGCTTTCCATGTTAAATAGCCTGTTTTATTGCTTAATTGCAGCAAGGCTACCTATCCGCACCGCCTCCATCCCGCATTACACCTTGTGCCAGCCATGGCACAACAGCGCCTGATTGTTCCGTTTGCCGCCGGTCGCCAACATAGGTCACTACTATCGAATCAAACCGGAATCAATCACATGCCAATATCCAAGTTTTTCCGTGCCGTGGTGGAGGGTGCCACCAGTGATGGCCGCCATGTTCCCCGCGCACACATCATTGAAATGGCCGAAAGCTATAACCCGGCATTCCGTGGCTCGCGTGCCAATCTGGAACATATCAAGAGTGTTTTGCCCGATAGCCTGTTTCGCGCCTATGGCGATATCGCGGCAGTTAAATATGAAGAAATCAGTGACGGGCCACTGAAAGGCAAATTAGCGCTGCTTGTCCAGGTCGATGCCACTGACGATTTGGTGAAACTGCGTCAGGCGCGGCAAAAGGTCTACTCCAGCATTGAATATATTGAGAAATTCGCGGATACCGGCAAAGCCTATTTGACCGGCATTGGTTTTACTGACACCCCCGCCTCATTGGGGGCTGAAATGCTGACATTCTGCGCACAAATCGAACACAGCCCGCTGGCATCGCGCAAAAGTCAGTCGGACGCTATTTTTACCGAAGCCACCGAAATCAATCTGGAATTTGAAGCCGAGCAGGAATCGAAAACCAACCTGCTTACCACCATTAAAGCCATGTTTACTAAAAAGCAAACCGGTGATGACGCACGTCTTAATGATGTGCATCAGGCGGTTGAATTGGTCGCGCAACAAGTTGAGGGGAAATTTAGCGCCCTTACCGCACTGGAGCAGCAGTTTTCTGAGCTGAAAATCGCCAGTGATGCAACGAATCAAGAGCTTGCCGAGCTTAAAACCACACTCAGTAAAACAGATCGCAACTTCTCCCAGCGCGAGCGCTCAACCGGTAGCGACAGTGCCATTCTGACTGATTGCTAAGTCATTCTGCTTGCTATGCTAAGGATTTAATTTCAAATGAAAAAAACCACCCGATTTAAGTACAACCAGTTTTTGCAGCAAGTCGCCAAACTGAACAATTTGGACAATAAAGAGGATATCAGCGCGAAATTTACCGTTGAGCCATCTATTGCGCAAAAACTGGAAACTAAACAACAGGAAAGCAGCGTTTTTCTGTCAAAAATCAACATATATCCAGTGGATGAAAAAGAGGGTGAAAAGGTTGGCTTAAGCATTGATCGCCCGATTGCCAGCACTACTGACACCTCGAAGCAAGAACGTGAAGCCTCCGATCCAAGCGGTCTGGATGGGACAAAATACAACTGTACTCAGACTAACTTTGATACCGCACTGGCTTATATCAAATTGGATATGTGGGCTAAATTCCCTGATTTTCAAACCCGTATCCGTGATGCCATTGTGAAGCGTCAGGCACTTGATCGCATCATGATTGGTTTCAACGGTACTCACCGCGCAAAAACCTCTGATCATACCGTTAATAAGCTACTGGAAGATGTAAGCCGTGGCTGGCTACAAGGCATTCGTGAAGATGCGCCAGGTCAGGTGATGGATAAAGTGGTTGATGAGCAAGGCAGTGTCATTTCGCCAAAAATCCGCATCGGCAAGGGTGGCGACTTCCATAATCTTGACGCGCTGGTGATGGCCGCCACTGATGAGCTGATTCAGCCGTGGTACCAGGACGATACTGAACTGGTGGTGATTGTTGGCCGTCAACTGTTGGCGGATAAATACTTCCCGATCGTCAATCAGGAACAGCCGAACACCGAAGCACTGGCCGCTGATTTAATTATCAGTCAAAAACGTATTGGCGGTTTGCCCGCAGTGCGTGCGCCCTCTTTCCCGGCTAATGCCATCTTGATCACCCGGCTGGATAACCTGTCTATTTATTGGCAAGACGGCACCCGCCGCCGCCACATTATCGACAATCCAAAACGCGATCGCATTGAAAACTATGAGTCAGTCAATGAAGCCTATGTGGTTGAAGATTTTGACGGCGTGGCGCTGATTGAAAACATTGAATTCGGTGATTTCTCCGTGCCAAAAGAGGGTTAATTCCTATGACTAACCCCGTTCGCCGCCACCGGCTATTCGTGGCGGCTCAGCAATCGGATTCACTGAGCGAGGCGGCCAACCTGAGCCACGCCAGCAACTACGAGCTGTTGTTGTTCAAGCTGCAACAGGATATGGCCCAATTGGGCCGTATTGAATCAATAGCCCGCAAAGCCGAGGTTAAACAAGGCATGTTGCCCACTTATCAACCGTGGGTGGCGGGTGTGCTGGCGAAAGATAGCGGCGAACAGGACGACATTCTGATGCGTATGTTGATTTGGCATCTGGATGTGGGCGATATCACCCGCGCTCTGGATATTGCGGAGTATGCCATCAAGCATGATTTGGTGACGCCGGATAGCTTTAAGCGCACCACCGCGTGCCTGATTGCCGAGGAAGTCGCCGCCATTGCACAGCGTACCTTGACCGACCAAAAGCCGCTGGATACTCAGCAGTTATTACGCGCACAGCAAATTTTAACCGGTCAGGATATGCCCGATATGGTTTGCGCCCGGCTGCATAAGTTTGTTGGTTATGCCCTGCGTCAGGACGGCGACAGCGTTCTCGCACTGGCAAACCTGAAAACAGCGCTACAACTGGACGATAACAGCGGTGTGAAAACCGATATCAAGAATCTTGAGAAGCTGATTAAAGCAGCCTCATAACCCTACGCCCCGGCGAGGGCGGCACGCTAGCCGCGTCAGGATATTTTTTTACCCTGGCAAGGCCAGTGTCCACCGCCCGTTTATTTTGCGAGTGTCAGCATGGAAATCGTCATCAACACCAATCAGACAGAAGAGGCACCAGAACCGGTGGAGCCAACAGGAAAAGCCGTTATCAAAAATGATGGTTTCTGGCCGGATATCGACCTGAATCAGTACCGCGAAGAATCACGTCAAGACGGCACCATCACCCAGCCGCGCGTTATTGAGGCGGCGCTGTTTGCCATCAATGAAGTTAATGATCGGCTGACAGTCTGGCGCTTAACCCAGCAAAAACAGGGTTATCGGTCAGCGGCGGAGGTACCGGCGGAAAAACTGAATGAGGAAAGTACCCGTATTCAGTTGTACCGCACGGCGGTGTTTTGCCTGATGCAAGCCCGTTTAACTGATCGTTTTCGTGGCTTTGATACTACCGGCACTGGCGGCAAGCGGGCCGATTCACTGGAACCCACCATTGATAATTTGCGCCGTGATGCTGCCTGGGCAATTAACGATATTCAGGCCATCAACCGCATGACAGTGGAATTGATTTAATGCGCATTCTGGCCCAGCAGTACGACACCCTTGACGCCATGTGTTGGCGCTACTACGGCCGCACCGAGGGCGTGACTGAACAAGTGTTGGCGGCCAATCCGGGTTTAGCGGATATCGGGCCAGTGTTACCGCACGGTTTTCCGGTGGAAATGCCGGAAGTCAGCGCCGCCACAACGACGCAAACCCTGCAACTTTGGGACTAATTGCACAATTCCCCACAGGGGGTAACGGACATGAAAATGCCAGAAAAAGATCCAAGTTGGGTGGGGGTGGTACTGGCCTTTTATTCTACCCATTCAACCGTGATAAACGGCTTTCTCGTCGCCTTTATTGTGGCGTTTCGCCGCGTAGTGTGGGGCGGCGGTAAGTTGCGTGAGGGCATTGGCGAGGGCGTGGTGTGTGGGCTGGTCGGCGTCAATATCGGCCCGGTAATTTCCCCGATGCTAATCCACCTGATTGATGCCACTCCCTGGCTAAATGGCGCGTTAACCGAAGTTGCCGCCGGGAAAGTGGAGATATTTGTCAGTTGTCTTATCGGGCTGATCGGCTTGCAGACCATCCGCGAGCTGGTATTTAAAATTGTTAACAAAAAGACGGGAACCACTGATGCCAAGCAATAAATTTATTTTCGGCAAAACCAGCGAAACCAATCTGATCGGCGTGCATCCTGATTTGGTGAAAGTGGTGCGCCGCGCGCTGGAATTGACCCCGATTGATTTTAAAGTGATCGAGGGCCGCCGCACAATCGAGCGCCAGCGCGAACTAGTCAAGGCCGGAGCCAGCCAAACCCTAAACAGCCGCCACTTAACCGGCCATGCGGTCGATATTGTGCCGCTGCCTGATGGCAAGATGAGCTGGGAATGGAAGTATTTTTATCCGATGGCTGACGCAATGAAACAGGCCGCCGCCGAGCTGGGGATCGCTGTGGAATGGGGCGGTAACTGGACAACCTTTAAAGACGGCCCGCATTTTCAATTGCCCGCCCGTCAATATCCGGGCTGACACCATGCCAATCTTCAATACAGCATCGTTGGTCTGGCCGATTGTCGGCGCGTTACTGGTTATCAGTGGCGTACAGACCCACCGGTTAGCCGAGGCCCGTCAGACATTGATTGACCAACAAGCGGCCGATTCGTCCAGTAAAAACGACCAACTCATTGCCCTTGCGCTGACCGCCAATGCCAACAATCAGGCACAGGCGCATTTACGCCAACAGGTTGCCAGTACAGATCAGTTATTGGCGCAACGTAATAATCAAATCAAGAGGTTATATCGTGAAAATGAAACCTTACGCCGCTGGGCTGATACTCCCCTGCCTGATGATATTATCCGGTTGCGCCGACGCCCCGCCATCACCGGGGCCGCAGATTACCGTCAATGGCTGTCCGAGAGTGGCGCAGTGCCAATTTCCAGCAGCGGAACCGCACACTAACGGTGATTTAAACGACGACATTGACCAGTTGGAAGCGGCTTTACACGCTTGCGCGGCGCAAGTTGATACAGTGCTGACTTGCCAGCAAGGGGCTGTCAATGTTAAAGCCTGATTCGCTGCGTAGCGCTATTTTAAAGGCGGTGCCGTATATCAAGCAAAATCCAGATTGCTTACATGTGTTTATTGATAAAGGGGCGATTATTGCCACGCTGGCCCCATCACTCTCTTTTGAATATCAATACACCTTAAATCTGGTGGTGACCGATTACGCCGAGAGCATGGATTTGATTGTTGTCCCTATTCTGCATTGGTTGCGCACTCATCAGCCAGATATTATGGCAAATCCTGATAAGCGTCAGGATTGCTTCACCTTTGAAGCGGATTATCTTGATAACAAACTGCGCGATATCAGTATTGATATCAAGCTCACTGAGCGGGTGATTGTCAAAGAGCAGGACGGAACATTAAACGTTACCCATCTTGATGAGCCAGTGCCACCGGAGCATTTTGTCAAAAGTTACAAAGTGAATGTTGACGGTAAAACCGTGGCGGAGTGGGTCGCATGAATGACCTGCATGAGCTAGACCAAACCCTATCAATTTTACTGGCGCAATTATCCCCACAGGCACGTGGCGCGTTTATGCGTCAGGTAGCCAAAGAGCTACGCCAGCGGCAGCAAAAGCATATTCAGTCGCAGCAAAACCCAGACGGATCGCCCTTTGTGCCGCGCAAGAAGAAACGCCGCGATAAACAAGGCCGCATCAAGCGCAAGATGTTTACCAAGCTGCGCACCGCCCGTTATATCAAAAATGAATCCAACGCCGATGAGGCCGCCGTCACCTTTACCGGTAAGGTCAATAATCTGGTGCGAGTGCATCACTACGGCTTACGGGATAAAGTCACAAAGAACGGGCCAACGGTGAAATACGAGCGCCGCCAGTTGCTAGGCTTTACTGACGGCGACAGTGAATGGATTGGGGATCTGGCGTTGGAGTGGATAGGGAAGTAATTTCAAATGCTGGAGTTAGTTTCAGTATTGACATTTAACTAATCAGATAAAACTATTTCGTTTTCATTTGTTATTACGTTCTTGCCTGTTGTCCGTTCAATAAAAGTTTTAAGTCTGTTGTAGTTATTATTTAGATAGATACACTGATTCAATTGTCTATTTCTTCGGAAACCATCCACTAGGGTGCTTACATTTTCTTCCGTAAGTTTTTTGATGCTCTTATTCATACGATTGAATCGATGCTTAGATTCATCAAAACTCTGGGATGCTATGAATGTAGAAATTAGTGCTTGTTGTATTCTTTCTGCTTTACCGATGCTGTCAGCCAAAAGCATATTCAACAACTCGGCATTATGCGTGGGAGTGTCGAGGCTCCCTTTTACTGCTTGTAAATGACTAATAAATCCAGCAGGATCGACTTTGCCAACTTTTAGGGTTACAACTGGTTTATTTGCACCGAGAGCATAGCCAACCTCTTGGCACGTCCAGATACTGTCATTGAAATCATCCGTTAGTAAAACCAACATCACTTCCATTGTTTTCAGCCCGTTAACGATCTCATTTCTCCACTCTTTGAGTGGTTCGATAGTCTCATGGGCAACAAAACAACTGAAACCGTACTCCTCTAAGGAATTTGCTAATTCTTGCGCTTCACGCTTGTATTTGTCTCTATGGCTAATAAAAACTCGAATTAAGTTTGGCTTCCAAATGGATAACTCATCAGGATTCAGCACCTCGTTGACTACTTCATTGATACTGATAGCTTGCTGATATTCAGGATCTAACTCAGAATTCAGTTCTAATGCAACTTCGCCTATCCATTCACCATGCACAGATTTTGTCAAAAGATTGAGGTCGTTTTTAATTACATTTGTATATTCTTCTTGTTTAGAAATATGTATGCCTCTCAATATCTCCATTGGCAAGAAAAGACAGATATCATGACCAACAGCATCATAATTAGGATCAACATGGTAATCTTCGCGAACAAATATTTTTGCATGACTAAGAACTTTATAAATAATAGGTTCACTTTCCTTATATTGTTCCCGAATTCTTTGTAAGTATCCGGGAACTTTGGGGGGAATGCAGCTTGCCATAATGTCCCTCTTAGCGGCTTCTCTGAGTAAGTTTTGACTGGTTATTGAAAAATAACGCCTAATAAATCACAGCATCCCATGAGTTTTAGCGTAATCGCGCAACGCTTCGTTCATTTTGGTTTGCCATCCATCGCCCTGCGCCCGATAGGCGTCTACCACATCGTGATCAATTCGTAGCTTAACCGGCTCTTTCGGATTTGCCAGTTTTGGCCGACCACGGGTTTTTATCACCTTTTCCGCGCCCTCTTTACCAAACAACTCGGTAAATACCTCGGTGGCTGGACGTGCGCGGGCAAACTCTGCCTCACCCCACTCAGGGTTATCTGTCACAGTGACTTTACTGATTTTTTTGTTCATATCGCTTTACCTCACGGGAATTTGCCTTACGCAGACTGATAACATGCACCTTGCCGTTACGTGGTGTGAATACCAACATATGTAACCGCTCTTCAATGTAGCCCAGTGCCTGAAAGCGCCGCTCTGGATATTCCTTACGCAGATCCTCAACAATTAGCGCGGTGGCAACTTCAAAATCACGCGCCATCTCAAAGGACAATTTACGTTCAGCAATATTTTTTTCGTTTTTGGTTGGGTCGTAAGATATGTCCATGCATTTAATGTACCCCCAATAAATGGAGCAATGCAAGCGATATCAGCATTTACATGATATAGAGCTATTTAGTTGCTAGGCTGCCATGCCCCCTTTAAAAATGAGTTTGCAAATTTTTGACGTATTGCATACCCAGGGAAATCATCTTGTTCCATTTGTAATGCTAAATCACATTGAGTTACACGTCTTAATGCCGATGCAGCAATAAACTGAACTCCGAGGGCGAGTTTAACTGTTTGTATACGGGTAAGTTCAGCCCCTCTATAGCGAGAGTCGACATAATCAGGGATGCGATTAATTATAGTTTTGATTAGTTCATCATCTCTATGTTCAACTTTAGATGTTAATTTATTAAACAAGGCTAAATGATCATGTCCAAGGTTTTTTATTTCATCAATTGATAAACCTAAATGAATTAATATTCCTTTAAGCACCAACTCCACAGTCATACAAATTGGTTGTATGACTGTGTCACTATTATATGTATTAGGTAATGCATGAGCGACAAGCTCTAGGTTAGAAGTCGCCAAGTTCAAAAATGCTATTACATCAGGATTAGTTTCATGGCTAAGACTATCGGTGCCATAAACAAAGTCAAATATATCTACAAATGCAAAAGCTGATTCAGCTGCAATTTTCATATCCTTTCTGCACCAACTAAACCATTTTTCGTCGCTGTCGAAACCCAACCCACGATAAATATCAATTCGTGGATTACCATAAGCTACACCTACGGTGAATTTTTTTACTTGATCAATTGACGCAACTATTCCTGTCCCCATTCCAGGCCATGTAGTTACGGTCTCAGGAATTATCTTTCCATATCTATTAATAATATAATTAAATTTGGGGTGTTCAATAGCATCAATCACTGACGATATGTCCAAAATATCCATTGCTGCCTTTAATGGCCGTTGATGAAATGGGATACCATCTCGTGCATATTTTTTGTCTAATTTATAAATCTTGGTATCAATAGAATTATCCACTACGATTCTTCCTTCTATTTAAACGATAATGTAATAAACTTTCACAGTTTACTATATAAATACATCTCTTGTGCCATCCCCCACACAAAACCCATCACATGCCGCGCGCGCCCGTAGACGGCACACTGACCGCATGAATATCCTTATTGCTGGCCTTAAACGCCTGTTGGCTAACATTATCCGCATTGGCATCGTCTCAGACGTCGATCTCGCCAACGGACTGTGCCGGGTTAAAATAGGCAACCTTGAAACCGATTGGCTCAATTGGCTCACTCTGCGCGCCGGTCGGGTACGTTTTTGGTCTGCGCCGTCCAAAGGTGAACAAGTGATGGTGTTGAGTATTGGCGGTGAACTCACCACCGGCTTTGTGCTGCCTGCCATTTTTTCTGATGCTAATTCCGCGCCGTCACAATCGCCTGACGCCATGGTGATCACTTTTCCTGATGGTGCCCGTTTTGAATATGAACCGGAAACCAGCCACCTGGCTATTACCGGCATAGCCACGGCAGTGATTGAAGCCAGTGAATCAGTTAGTGTAACCGCCCCCAATATTACCTGTACTGCCTCGGTCAAAATCACACTGGATACACCGGAAGTGGAATGCACCAATAACCTAACTACCGCCACCTTACAAGTGATGCAAGGCGGCAAAATGAGCGGTGATATTGAGCATTCCGGCGGCCAGTTCTCATCTAATGGTGTGGTGGTTGACGATCATCACCACGGTGGCGTGCAGCGCGGCGGTGATTGGACTCAGGGGGTTAAATGACCAGCGATAAATATAGCGGCATGAACCGCAACAGCGGTTTACACATCGACGATATTGACCATATTCGCCAGTCAATCAGCGACATTCTGACCACCCCGCAAGGTACGCGAGTAATGCGCCGTGATTATGGCTCACTGTTATCCACCCTGATCGACCAGCCACAAAATCCCGCACTGCGTCTCAAAATGATGGCTGCGGTGTATGGCGCAGTGATGCGCTGGGAGCCACGCGTGACCTTAAATGCCATCAGTATCACCACCCAGATTGACGGCCAGATGATTGTGGATTTAACCGGTAGTCGCACTGATAGCGAAAGCCGGTTGAGTTTGGCAGTGCCAATAGGAGGCCAATAGTGGCAATCATTGATTTAAGCCAGTTACCGGCCCCGCTGGTGATTGAAGCACTGGATTTTGACAGCCTGTTTGCCGTGCGCAAAGAGGCATTTATTGCCTTATATCCGGCTGACCAACAAGACGCGGTGCGCCTAACGTTGTCATTTGAGTCGGAACCCATTGTGAAGCTGTTGCAGGAGAGTACCTACCGTGAATTGCTGTTGCGTCAGCGTGTCAATGAGGGGGCGCAGGCGGTGATGGTGGCTCATGCTATCGGCAGTGATTTAGATCACCTCGGCGCAAACAATGGTATTGCGCGGTTGACCATCACAGCGGCCAATCCCGACACCATCCCCCCCACTGCCGCAGTGATGGAGTCTGACGACGATTTCCGGGTACGTATCCCGCAGGCTTTTGAGGGCTTGAGCGTGGCCGGGCCAACCGGTGCTTACGAATATCACGCCCGCAGTGCGGATGGCCGGATTGCTGACGCCTCCGCCATTAGTCCATCTCCCGCTTGCGTTACCGTTACTGTGCTCTCTCGCGAGGGGAACGGCGTGGCCGCACAAGATTTATTGGATAAAGTTTTTACCGTGCTGAACGATGAGAACGTGCGGCCAGTGGCGGATCGGTTAACGGTTAATTCTGCCGCTATCGTGGAATACCAGATTGACGTCACGCTCTATTTTTATCCGGGGCCAGAAACCGAACCCATTCGTACAGCAGCCGAAGCCAGGCTAAACACCTATATCAGCACCCAACGCCGCTTAGGTCGCGATATTCGCCAATCTGCCATTTACGCCGCGCTGCATGTTGAGGGGGTGCAGCGGGTAGAGTTGGTCGCGCCGCTAGCGGATGTGGTGCTGGATAGAACGCAAGCCGCTCACTGCACCGGTTATACCTTGACGGTGGGCGGCTCTGATGAATAAACGCTTATTGCCGGTTGGCTCTACCACGTTGGAGATCGCCGCCGCACAAGCCTGTGCACGTATGGCGGATATTGAGGTGCCATTAAGCAAGCTGTGGAATGCCGATACCTGCCCGCTGGTATTGCTGCCTTATTTAGCCTGGGCGTGGTCGGTGGATCGCTGGGATGAGGACTGGCCGCAAGCCACCAAGCGCGCGGTGGTGAAGTCCTCGCAGTACGTCCACAAACACAAAGGCACCATTGGCGCAATTCGTCGGGTAGTTGAGCCGCTCGGCTACCTTATTCGGGTGATCGAATGGTGGAAAACCAACGAAACGCCCGGTACCTTTCGCCTTGATGTGGGTGTGCTGGAAACCGGTATTACCGAGGAAATGTATCCCGAACTGGAGCGGTTAATAGACGACGCCAAGCCGTGCAGTCGCCATCTGAATGGCCTGTCGATTAATTTGGCTGTTAACGGAGCAATCCCCATCAGTGCCGCCAGTTATGACTGCGACGAAATGACCATTTACCCCTATGAATGGACTCAATATGACGAATAAATACTTTGCCTTATTAACCCATATCGGCACGGCCAGACTGGCAAGCGCCACCGCGCTCGGCACCCGTTTAGAGATAACTCACATGGTGGTTGGGGATGGCGGCGGCACCCTGCCAACCCCTAGCCCGGCACAAACCCAACTGGTGAACGAACAGCGCCGCGCCACCCTTAATGCCCTGACCATTGACCCGAGCAATCCCCATCAGATTATTGCGGAGCAGATTATCTCTGAAACTGAGGGCGGGTGGTGGATTCGGGAGATTGGCTTGCTGAATAAAGCCGGAGAGTTAATTGCCATCGCCAATTGTCCGGAAAGCTATAAGCCACAAATGCAGGAAGGCAGTGGCCGTACCCAACTGATTCGTATGATATTCATGGTTAGCAGCACGGCGTCAGTGATGCTGAAAATTATCCCATCAGCGGTACTGACCGCGCGAAACTATGCGGATGATAAAGCTATTGAGGTCAAAACCTATATCGATGAGTTGATGATTGCTCATGAAAACTCATGTAACCATCCCGATGCCAGCTTATACGCCAAAGGTTTCACGCGATTAAATAACGACATCGATAGTCATATTGAGACCGAAGCCGCCACGCCCAAAGCGGTACAAAAAGCGGTAAATGCTGCGGTGGCATTGATGAGCAACCATCTCGATACCCCCTATCCTCATTCGCAATATCTTCTCGCCAGCAAAAATTTATTCGATCTTAACGATACAGAGGCCGCACGAATTAACCTGCAACTCGGCTCTGCTGCGACGCGGAATGTGGGTGATGAGCGCGATGAACTCATGGCGGTCGGGGCCTTTGGCTGGGGTGGCCCCTGCATTATTGCCTCGGCGGGGATCAATGCGCTGACAAAAACCGGCATGTACTGTGTCAATCAATACGCCCCCAATAAGCCCGAGGGCTTTAGTGATGCGACCATTCAGCATATTCAGAATGATGCGTTAACCGCCCACCAATTTATTTTCTCCACCAATAATACCCACACCGCAGCAAAAATAGCTTACCGCCTGCACTCTTATGGTCAATGGCGAGAATGGATAGATATCGTCACCAGCCGCAGCCAGGCATTAACCCCCATAGGCATCCCACTGCCCTACCCAGGTACCACGCCACCGGCGGGATATTTAAAATGTAACGGCGCATCATTCTATGCCCACCACTACCCCGCGCTGGCAACCTTATATCCAGACAAAAAATTACCCGATTTGCGTGGCGAGTTTATTCGCGGATTTGATGACGGGCGCGGCATTGATACGGGTCGTACCCTGTTAAGCGAGCAAGCCGACGCACTGCAAAATATCACCGGTGGCATCCGTGGCGTATCGGAAAGCCTCGGCAGCGCAGCAGAGAGCAATTTCACTGGTGCTTTCGCGAAAACGCACTCTGTCGGCAACGACAATACTCCGCACCATACCGACATCACCCATTGTGGCAGCTTTGATTTTGACGCCTCTCGCGTGGTGCGCACCGCCGCCGAAACCCGACCACGCAACATCTCATTTTGCTATATTTTGAGGGCAATCTAATGAAATATAACTTTACCGTTCAACAGGCCATCTTGGATGACCATCAACTCGCCAGCCAGGCGGGATGGGTAACGCTTTATCACTATGATGCGGAGAGTCTTGAATATGCCAGCGCGGGCATGGAGTACTTGCCGCTCGGCGTCGGCTTACCGGCTCACTCGGTGGCTGACGCGCCCATCATTCAACCTAAAACCGGCATGGCATTGGTCAGGGATTTAACTGCTAACCAGTGGGTGACAGTGGCAGACCATCGCCATCAAACGGTGTATGACATTGAAACAAAAAATGAATCCATCATTTTTGCACTGGGGCCAATCCCCAAAAATAAAACACTGATTCAGCCAATGCATGAATTTGATATATGGACAGGAACCGCCTGGGAAGTCGATCAACAGGCATTAAAAGCCCGCCATATCGCCACCGCCGCCCAACAGAAAACCGCACTGATAAAGCAGGTTTCGGAGCACATCAACATCCTACTCGACGCCATTGCAATGGATAATCAACCAACTGATATTCAGCAATTGGCGGCACTCAAACAGTACCGCGTCGCGCTAATGCGCATTGACTCAAACGCCGCGCCAGAGATTGACTGGCCGGAAAAACCATAATTTTAACGGGCGATGTCGCGTTGATGTCGCCTTATTTCTGCTATTTTTCGTACCTTATTTATTCCTCGCTGTGATTGTTTGTTCTTTCTTATTCATATCGATAACTCATTATTTTAAATAGAAAAAATGTTTGTCCTAAAGTGGTGCGGAGTGATTGCTCACACTGATCACCATGACTATTATCGCCCGATGAAAACGACCCCTACCCCCCATGATGCACTTTTTAAGAATTTTATGACCCAGCCCGCGACGGCGTGTGACCTGCTGGAGTTCCATTTACCGCCTGAATTGCGGCAACTTTGTGACCTGAGCACCTTACGGCTGGAATCGGGCAGTTTTATTGAAAACAACCTGCGCGCTTGCTACTCGGACGTGCTCTACTCGCTCAAAACAACTGCGGGGGACGGTTATGTTTACGCCCTCATTGAACATCAAAGTTCCCCTGATAAACATATGGCTTTTCGCCTGATGCGCTACGCTATTGCTGCCATGCAGAGCCACTTGGAAGCGGGGAACGACCAGTTGCCGCTGGTCATTCCCATATTGTTCTATCATGGGAGGGTCACGCCGTATCCGTATCCCATGAGCTGGTTACAAGCGTTCAGCGTACCCACACTTGCCGGACAGCTATATGGCGGCAACTTTCCGTTGATTGATGTGACCGTTATCCCCGATGACGAAATCATGACACATAAGCATGTCGCCATTCTGGAGCTGTTGCAGAAACACATTCGTCAACGTGACCTATCCGAATTATCGGATCAACTGGTCATGCTGATAGCAAGTGGTTACACTACAGAAGATCAACTAAAAGCGGCGATAAATTACATCATACAGGTTGGTGATACGGCAGACCCAGAAGCGTTCCTCCGCAGCCTGGCCAACCGCTTACCGCAGCATGAGGAGTCACTGATGACAATTGCACAAAAACTGGAACAAAAAGGTGAAACAAGGGGTGAAGCAAGGGGCGAGAAGAATGCCACTCTGAAAATTGCCCGTACCATGTTAGCCAATGGTCTTGACCGTGCCACAGTAATGAAAATGACCGGTCTAAGCGATAAAGAACTGGCACAAATTTGCCATTAAGTTGCTAGCTAAATCCCTATTTTTAACAGGCGATGTTGCCTTAAACGTCGTCTGTTTGCGCTGTTTATTCCCCCTTTCCCTTTTTATTGCTTACTCTTTGTTGCCTCATCCATTCTTTAACGCATCACCACGATAACCCCCTATTTTTCCACAAAAAATGTTTGTCCTAAAGTGATGCTAGCTGATTGCACGGCAGAACTTTGCTGGGCTATAGTCACGCCGCAGCGGCAAAATCCGCTGTCGGGTTTGGAACCCCGTTTTCAACAGGGCGCATGACTGCCTAGTCGGTTATTATGTGCAGGCACAGCTACATCTGTAAAACAATGGTGAGCTGGGCAGGGGCATCGCAAGATGCGCCGGATTCTCTGTTGACCGGTAGTTCCAACCCTGCCCAGTTCACCACCCATAAAGAGATTGGAACCTCAAGGTGGTGAGTTTAAAAACTCATACAGAGAGGTAGTCATCATGGATTTGACGACTAAATGCCTATCATTATTTACCAGCAATATCATAGTTATTCCCACACCTGTTTCTTCATCAGCCCCTCTGCTGCCGGAGGTGCGCTATGTTCGATGACACCCCCTGCGAAGTAGAAGAACTCATCGATCACTGCCGTGCGCTGATTTACGCCATCGTCACCATAGATCGGGCCGATGCTAAAGAGATTCTTTCGTTTATTTTGTGGCAACAAATTGATGCGTTACGCAGCACTTATCTGCGGGATAGCGAGGAGCCGCTAGAATTAGCGTTCGCCCTCTAACACAATAGATAGGTCACTACTGAAATAGATTTATTGACGGTGAGCCTATCCACAATAATCTTGAATCTGTAGGAGTTGATCCGTAAACACAATGATATATAAGGGTTATACCGCCAAAACCGGCTACAGCACGAAACACTGCATAGTGCTCATATTCGTGATGTAGTCGGTTTTTATGCGGAGAATATCGCTGAATCTGTGTATCTGTTTTTTTGTGCCACCCCTCACACAACCCCCACCCACTGCCCCGCGCGTAGTTATCCGGCATCATAGCGAATGAACGCTTAACCGGAGAAAACCGTATGTCTGCAACCGATTACCACCACGGTGTGCGCGTCATTGAAATTAGCGAAGGCACTCGCCCGATCCGCACTGTCAGTACGGCGGTGGTCGGGATGGTTTGTACCTCCGATGATGCTGACGCCACCCTGTTTCCACTCAATACCCCGGTATTACTCACCGATGTGCTGGCCGCCAGCGGCAAGGCCGGTGAAACCGGCACATTGGCCCATTCACTGGATGCTATCAGCGACCAAACCAAGCCCGTGACTATTGTTGTCCGAGTGGCTCAGGGTGAAACCGAAGCCGAAACTACCTCCAATATTATCGGCGGCTCCACGCCAGATGGCCGCTATACCGGCATGAAAGCGCTGTTAGCGGCACAGGGTAAGTTTGATGTTAAACCGCGCATCTTGGGGGTGCCCGGTCATGACACCAAAGCGGTTGCTACTGAACTACTTGCCATAGCTCAGAGCCTACGAGCCTTTGCCTACATCAGCGCCTATGGCTGTAAAACCAAAGAAGAGGCCATTATCTACCGTGATAATTTCAGCCAGCGGGAAGCCATGGTGATTTGGCCGGATTTCCTCAGTTGGGATACGGTCACCAATGCCGAAACTACCGCCTTTGCCACTGCCCGCGCCCTCGGCTTACGCGCCAAAATTGATAATGATGTTGGCTGGCATAAAACGCTGTCTAACGTCGGGGTGAATGGTGTCACAGGCATTAGCGCTGATGTATTCTGGGATCTGCAAAACAGCGCCACCGATGCCAATTTACTCAACAGCAAAGATGTCACCACGCTGATCCGCAAAGATGGCTATCGCTTCTGGGGTTCCCGCTCTTGTTCTGATGATCCGTTGTTTGCCTTTGAGAACTACACCCGTACCGCTCAAGTGTTAGCTGACACCATGGCCGAGGCCCATATGTGGGCTAACGATAAGCCGCTCTCTCCGTCACTGGCAAAAGACATTATTGAGGGTATTCGCGCCAAAATGCGCGAGCTGAAATCATTGGGTTATCTGATTGATGGCGATTGCTGGTATGACGACAGCGTGAACGATAAAGACACCCTCAAAGCGGGCCGCCTGTTTATTGATTACGACTATACACCGGTACCGCCGCTGGAAGATTTAACCCTGCGCCAGCGCATTACCGATCGTTACCTGGCTAATTTCGCCGCCGCCGTTAATAGCTAAGGAGCTTAATTATGGCATTACCACGCAAACTTAAGTTTCTGAATGTATTCAATGACGGGAACAGCTATCAAGGGGTGGTTGAGTCCATCACCTTGCCAAAATTAAACCGCAAATTTGAAGAGTTTCGCGGTGGCGGCATGAACGGCAGTGCTAAGGTCGATTTGGGGCTGGCTGACGGGGCGCTGGATGTTGACTGGACGCTGGGCGGTATTGAGTCCGAGATCTACAAGCAATGGGGCGTCACCAAGGTCGATGGAGTGTTACTGCGCTTTGCTGGCTCCTATCAGCGCGATGATACCGGTGAAACTCACGCGGTAGAAATTGTGATGCGTGGCCGTCATGAGGAAATTGACGGCGGTGACAGCAAGCAAGGTGATAACACCACCACCAAGATTTCCACCAAAAACACCTACTACAAATTGACGTGGGACGGAGAAGTGCTGATCGAGGTCGATATTGTGAATATGGTCGAAATGGTCAACGGCGTCGATATGTTGGAAGCCCACCGCCGCAATATTGGCCTGTAATATCCCTCCATCAGAGAGTGGATGACGAGTCGCGATAGCCCAATCGATGGGGAAATGTTCCGTTCGGGTCGTAGCGGCTTAGGCCGCCGGAGCGCCCGTAGGAACAGTCGCCCCGTCGCACTCGCGGGTTAACCTCCTAACTTTTAATCGGATAATTATTATGAAAAAAGACACGACTGAACCCCAATTTAATGTGATCACACTGGACGTCCCCATTATCCGGGGTAATACCACCATCACCGAAGTCACGGTGAATAAACCCACCGCTGGCGCATTACGCGGGGCCAAGTTGCAAGCGCTGTTAGATACCGATGTTGACGCGCTGATACGAGTGCTACCGCGTATCACTACCCCGAACCTGACCGTGCCAGAAATCAGCAATCTTGATCCGGCTGATATCTACGCACTGTCTCAGGCACTGGCGCTTTTTTTCTTGCCGAACTCGGTCAAGTCCGATTTCCTGAATGCCTAACGGTTGACGATTTGATGGCTGATATTGCGGTGGTATTCCATTGGCCGCCATCAGCTACCGATCCCATGACCATTGGTGAGCTTTTAGCATGGCGACATAAGGCCATTATCCGTAACGGGGGCAGTGATGAGTGACAAGAACCTCCGTTTGCAGGTTTCTTTAAGTGCCATTGATAAAGTTACCAAGCCATTTAAATCTATGTTGGCCAGCAATAAGATGCTGGCCGAATCTATTAAAAATTCCAAACAAGAGCTTAAGCAACTCAATAGCCAGGCGGCTAATATTGAGGGCTTTCGCAAGAATAAAGCGGCGGTTAATGGTGCCGCTCAGGCGCTGACCGCTGCCCGTGATAAAGCGCGTCAGCTTGCCACCGAATTAAAAAACAGTGCCGCCCCCACCGCTAAACAGGCCAGAGAGTTTAAACGCGCCAGTGAAGAGGCTGCGAAACTAAAACAAAAATACCATGACTTACGCACCGCGCTACATACCCAGCGCACCGCATTACAAAGCAGCGGCATTGCCACCAATCGATTAGCTCAGGCTCAGCGATCCCTTAAAGCCAATATTACTAATACCACTGCCGCGCTGACCGCACAGCAGCGCCGGTTAGATCAGCAAGCGCAGCAACAACAGCGCCTTAGTGCTGCCCGTAACCGCTTCGATAGCAGTAATCAGCGCAAAGCCATTGCCGCTGGATTGGGCTACACCTCGCTCTCAACTGGCCGCGCCATGGGGCGTGGGATAGCCGGAGCGCTGCATGTTGGCTATGAATTTGACGGTATGATGAGTAAAACTCAGGCCGTTACCCGCATTCCTGATAAAAATTCAGCAGATATGCAGGCGATGCGCCATCAGGCCCGCACCTTGCCGCTCTCTTCTAAATTTACCGATCTGGAAGTGGCACAAGGGCAATATTTCCTTGGTCGTACTGGTTATAGCCCGAAACAGGTATTAGACGCGATGCCGGGTATGCTGAATTTGGCAGCAGCCGGTGATATTGATCTCGGTACTACCGCCGATATTGCTTCCAATATTCAAACCGCGATGGGGATTCCGGCAGAGAAAATGGATCGGGTGGCTGATGTGCTCACCGCGTTATTCACCCGTAATAACGTGGATATCCCGATGCTGGGCGAGTCTATGAAGTATTCCGGCGGCGTTGGCCGGGAGTACGGGCAGAGTTTGGAGACAGTCGCAGCGTCTACCGCCATGCTAGGTAGCGCCGGTATTCAGGGCAGTCAGGCCGGTACCACCATGCGCAGTATTTTAAGTCGCATTGGTAACTCTAAAGCGGTCAGCGATTTAGGGGTTAAGACCGCCGATAAGAACGGCAATATGCGCAATTTGGTGGATATCCTCAAAGATATCAGTGATAAAACCGCCAAAATGGGTAACGTTGAACGCGGCGCTATCTTTAAAAACATTGCCGGGCAATATGCTGTCACCGGTTTTGGTGTGTTAATGCACGCCGCCGGTAATGGCTCGTTAGATAAGATGCGTGGTCAGCCCGGTGAGTATGATGGCGAAGCGGCTCGCGTAGCGGCGACTAAGCTGGACAACCTGAAAGGCGATATGACCATTATTCATGCCGCCTTGGAAAACGTCAGCGTTGAACTGTTTGAGAAAAATGACGCATGGCTTAGGTCAACAGCCAAAAGCATTACCGAGTTTATGCATGGTGTGGCCGAATTCCTCAAAGCCCATCCAAAAATCAGCCTTGGCATTGTGCAGGTGGGTACTGCTGTCGCTATTGCGACCGCCGCATTCGGTGCATTGGCTATCGCCGTTGTCGGTATTTTGGGGCCATTCGCCCTACTGCGTTTTACTACCTCAGTATTAGGCATCCGATTGTTGCCGCAGCTGTCGTTTGGTATCTCCAGACTGGCGAGCACTACTCCGATAACCGCCCAGCAGATCGGCAACTTTAGCCGCTCACTGCTTACCCTGTCTAAAAATGGCGGTCAGTCGGCGATTGCCACCCTTAAAGGGCTGGGTAATGGTCTGGTTAATGTGGTGCGTTCTCCGGTTAAATCCGCTATCAGCGGTTTTAAAATGTTGGGCAATGCCGTTAGCTGGCTGGCTAAATCTCCGCTTAAATTCCTGCGCTTTGCTCTTGGCGGCTTAGGGGGCATGTTCGGGATCTTAATCAGCCCTATCGGCCTGATTGGTGCGGCCATCGCCGGTGCGGGCTTGCTGATTTACAAGTATTGGAATCCGATTAAGGCGTTTTTAGGCGGTGTAGTGGATGGCTTTATGCAAGCCGCCGCCCCAATTAAAGAGGCATTGAAACCGCTGGGGCCGGTGTTTGACTGGATCGGCGATGCAGTTAAAAGCGTGTGGAACTGGTTTAAAAAATTACTGGAGCCGGTGCAATCCACCACCGCCGATTTAAACAGCGCTGCCGATGCCGGTAAATCTTTCGGTAAATTTCTGGCCGATGGTATCAGCTTTGCCATGACCCCCCTTAACGCACTGATTTCATCTATTAAATGGGTGCTGGAAAAACTGGATGAGGTGAAACAGCGCTCCGAGAAAACCCGCGAACTGGCACAGAGCAATCCGGCGGTAGCTGCCGCCGCAGGTAATTACGGCATTACATGGAAGCCCGCGCCAAAGGGTAACAGTGCCGCTGATATCGCCGCGAAATATACCGGTGAATATGATAACGGCGGCACTATCCCGCTGGGTAAATTTGGCGTAGTCGGTGAGCATGGGCCGGAGATTATTAACGGCCCGGCACACATCACTGGCCGCCGCAATACTGCCGCCATGGCGGTTGCCGCGTCCATGTTATTCAGTGGCTATCAAGCTGCCGCCGCCCCGCTTCATCCGTACAGTTTACCGGCGACACAGTACCGCAATCACAATAACGGCCAATCCGGCAACCAACAGCAAAACCAAGTCAGCACTGGTGCGCCCATTATCAATATTTACCCGCTACCACAACATGACGCGCAAGATATCGCGCGCGAGGTAGCCCGCCAGTTAGCGGCCTATCAGCGCCAGACACAAAGTAAATCAAACCGCAGTTATCAAGACCATGACGACTAAGGAGTAATAACATGATGATGGCGTTAGGGATGTTTGTATTTATGCTGCAAACCGTCCCCTATCAAGATTTTCAGCATCAAATGGCATGGCGTCACCCGTCCAATGCGCGTATTGGTTTACGCCCGTCAAGCCAGTTTTTAGGGCCAGATGAAGAATCAATTACCCTATCCGGCGTGTTATACCCTGAATTGACCGGCGGCAAGGTCTCATTGATGGCCTTGCAACTGATGGCTGAAACCGGCAAGGCATGGTCATTAATTGAGGGGAACGGTGCTATTCACGGCATGTTTGTGATTGAGAGTCTTAGCCGTACCAAAAGTATATTTTTCAGTGACGGATCGGCACGCAAAATTGAATTTACCCTCACACTGAAACGTACCGATGAATCATTAAAAGAGATGTTTGGTGATTTATCCCAGCAATTTGACGATATCGCCTCTCAAGTCTCTGATGCCGCCAGCGGATTATTATCATGACGATGATAGATAGCCTGTTAAATAACGGCCATAACGCGCCGGATTATTCTATTACCGTAGATGGAATAGATAAAAGTGATGGTATTAAAGAACGCCTGATGTCCTTAACCCTGACCGATAACCGGGGTTTTGAAGCGGATCAGCTTGATATAGAACTGGATGATTCAGACGGCCAATTAGTGCTACCCCGACGCGGGGCTAAAATAGCAGTGGCGCTAGGCTGGCAAGGGGCGGCGCTGATTGATAAAGGCACGTTCACCGTGGATGAAATAGAACACAGCGGCGCGCCGGATAAGCTGACTATTCGCGCCCGCAGTGCTGATTTTCGTGAAACGCTCAATATTCGCCGTGACCAGTCTTATCATAAAACCACCATTGGCGGGATGATTAAAATAATTGCCGAGCGCAATAAACTCACGGCCACATTAAATAAAACCATGTCTGATTTAACCGTCGACCATATAGACCAAACCAATGAATCAGACGGCAATTTAATTACCCGATTAGCAAAACAATACGGTGCTATTGCCGCCGTGAAAAATGGCAACTTGTTATTTATTCGCCAAGGCCAGGCAAAAACCGCCAGCGGTAAACCCATTCCGGTGATGATGATTATCCGCAGCCTGGGCGATGGCCATCAATTTAGTATGGCTGACCGGGGCGCTTATACCGGTGTGGTGGCAAACTGGCTTAATACCCGCACCACCGAAAAACCGGAGGTAAAGGTAAAGCGTAAGCGCAAAAGTAAAGCAACAACCACCGCCAAGCCAAAAGAACCGGAAGAGAAACAGGGCGAATACTTGATCGGCACTGATGAGAATGTGCTGACCTTGCGCACCACTTACGCCAACAAACACAATGCACAGCGAGCAGCTAAATCGAATTGGGAACGGCTGCAACGTGGCGCGGCAAAATTCTCTATTCAGCTTGCCAAGGGACGCGCAGATCTCTATCCAGAAGTGCCGGTTAAGGTGATCGGATTCAAAAAGCAGATTGATGAGGCTGATTGGACGCTGGTCACCGTGACCCATTCCGTGAGTGATAGCGGCTTTACTACCGCGCTGGAATTAGAGGTGAAAATAGATGATTTGGATATGGAATGATGATTTTTAATCAATAATAACGCATAATTATCATTAACACCGGCCATAGCCGGGATGATGCCGGAGTCCGGATCATGTTCAATTGTCCCTTATGCCACAGTGCAGCCCATACCCGCAGCAGCAGCCAGATCACCACAGAAACCAAAGAGCGCTATCACCAGTGCATCAATGTGAATTGCGGTCATACCTTTGTGACGATGGAAAGTTTTATGCGTTCAATCTCCAAGCCCGGCGAGATTAACCCTGTAATGCCTCACCCACAAACCGGCGGCCAGGTGGTTATGTTCTGA